TGGCCTTGCCGGCGCCGCCACCTGCACCGCCCTGACCGGAACCGCCGCCCGCGATGGTCTGACCGGGATTGCCTGCGACGCCCCACGTGCCGCCGGCGCCCCCAGTGCCTGCGTTGCTCGAGCCGCCAGTGTGATTGCCTGCGCCACCGGCGCCAAAGTCGCCGTTCGCGCCGCCGCCGCCCGCCGTGCCGTTCGCTCCATTGAAGCCGAATGTGTTCGAGGCGTTGCTACCGCCCTGACCTGGTTGGCCGGAGCCAGCACCGCCGCCACCGCCGCCACCGTTGGCAGTGAGGGGAGAGCCGGTTCCGTTCGCGCCGCCGCCGCCACCGCCGCCGCCACCGCCCCAGATGAAGCCCGTTGCGTTGGTGATGTTGAAGTTACGGCCGGTTCCAGGCCCAGTCACCGCAGGGCCGCCGGTGTTGCCGGCCTTGCCACAGCAGTCATCCGTAATACTCGAACCGCTCAACCCGAGCTCGCCGCCGTTTCCGCCGTTGCCCCCGCAGCCCAGGATGTACCCCAGGTTCGTCCAGTTGATGGTCGTCCCGATCGCAAACCCACTAAAGTCGAGCGCCGGTGTCGCCGGCGAGCTCGCGCGGATCACGACACCCGCCGCGGTGGTGATATTGATCGTGACCGGGCCTGCGGGTGAACCCACCCGGGCGAATACGTTCACATCGGTGTCGCCGGCCGCGATGACTGTAGTGCTCGAGCCGGGAACCGCGACTCCGATAAAGCTCTGTGCGCGCCAGATGTTGAGCGCGAGGTTATAGGTGAGCTTGAAGCGGTCCAACGCACTCGGCGCGACAGAAAGGGTGCCCGTGGATCCAGCGTCAAAGACCACGTTGCCGGGCCACGTAATCGTCCTTGAGCCGGTGCCGTCCTGCTGCAGCCATATCTCAATCTGCTGCCCATCGTCTGGGTTGGTGATGGACAGGGTGCGGTTACCGCCGAGCTGGCAGTAGAAGCAGTTCGACAGCAGCGCGTTGAGGGTGATAGTCGCCGCGTCCGTCATGTTCGAGAACGCGGTGGCAAAGCCCTGCGTGAACGAATTGAACAGGTTCAGCCGCGCATACTGCGCTCCAGGTATGCCGATGAGCTCGAGGGAATTCGTCACGCTGCCAATCGGCAAGCACTGCACGGCAAAGACGTTCGTGCCATCGCACGCAAGCCACTGGTTCGAAGCCACCTGCAGCGCCACGCCCGACCCGCCGGCGGTCTTCACCGTCATGATCTGGCCGGTGTTGTTGATGAACAGGTACAGCTTGGTGATGCCCGGAACGATGCAGTTAAAGCCGCTGGTGGGTGCGCCGCCCAGATTGATGATGGCCATCCGCGCGTTGTCGGTGGCGCCGTTGTTTGTGCTGAGGGTCACATCGGCGGTGGTCACCGTGATGTTGCCCATCCCGCAAATGGAATCCTCGATGAGCTGGATGGCGGCCGCATTCAGCAGCGCGCCCCATGTGTTGACGTTGCCGCCGGTCGCCTGCAATCGCAGTCGGAGCCGGGTGCTGTATGAATCGGCTGGCATGGTCTATTCCTTCACTGGGCGATCGCTGCGGCGCTTTTCATGGGCGAGTAATCGCCCGCACGAATGGACTTGCGGAGCTCACTGCGCAATCGCGGGAGGAGTTCCTGCTGGTACTTGGTCATGTAGTCCTGGTACCGGTCGTCGGCCTTGATGAAGTGCTCCGCCTCCATGAGACAGGCCGCAAACAGCGCGTCCGGGCCGGAACGGGCCAACCAGGTCGTGGTGGTGGGAGTGATCGGACTCAGGGTTTCCGGTGGTGTGCCGATGTACCGGAAGTACATCTGGTAGGCCAGGTCTGGCGTTGGCACCACCTCGATGTGATCGAACGCCAGCTCATGGTAGTAAACCGGCGGCGCTTTCTGCGTCGAGTCGGGCGCGTACATCTGGCAGTACTCGCTCGAGCGCTCCTCGAGGTAGACGAACTGCTGACCCGACACGCTGGCGATCGCCGGCACGTAGTAGCCCACCGTCCGCAACTGGATGGTGTCGGCAGGCTTGGGGATGGTCCGTACCGCCGGCGTCATCTGAATGGTGGTGGTGTCGGTGTGGTCGTACTCCTCGACGTTGAGGTCTCCCCACAGCCGCCGCTCGCCCAGCCCGATGATGTTGGGCACGTTAGCCAGGAACTTGACCGATGAGTGCACCTCCCAGTCCTGGAGGGCCTGCATCAGCGTCGCGTATGTCCAGGCAATGGTCGGCATGAGTTAGTTGCCCCTTCACGGAAATGTCGAGACGAAACCACTTGCTCCGGCCGCAATGGCCGAATCGTGTACCGCGTCGTAACAAGCGATCCTCGGAAAATCGCCAATTGGCAAATTCAGCATTGCTATCTGCCATGTCGAGAAATCTACAGAGCCCGCAAGCCCACCGCTGAAATCCAGCGCCCACCAATAGGCGGAGGTTTTCAGCAGAAACGACACCGAGTCGTTCAAGGTGAGCGGGATAGCCACCGGCGCCGCACTGGCCAGCGCAATCAAACTGTTGGCCTTGAAGCCGGAATCCGTGGCGAATGACCCGGCGTAGTAAACGCCCGCCAAAACCTCTAGGACGTTGAGAAACTCACTGGAATTGCTCAGCGGATGTTGTGTCCAAGTGAGCGCATCTGGAGATGTCCAAATAACCCCGTTTACCGCGGCCGTATCTTGCGCTAGCAAGATCCACTTGTCGGTAGCCGTCCAATACAGGACGTAAGGCGGTCCCGCCCCGCCGCTAATCGTGGTAACACCGTTCGACTGCCAGGTTTGACCGTCGTCGGTGGAGCGTCCGTAGTTGGCGGGAGGGTCAGGAATCACGTTGCCCACAGCAACCCAGTTGCCGCTACCGTCCGTGCCGATCATCAGCCCACCAGCGCTTCCAATACCCGGAGTGATGGGAGTCCAAGTGAGCCCAAGGTTTGTCGAGCGATATAGCTGGATGCCGGGGGCTACGTCTGCGGACAAAATCCACGTTCCTCCGCTGGTCAAAAAAGAACCGGAAGTCTGCGTAGGGACGAAGGAGTTGATGACTGAACGCTGCGCCCATGTATGACCGCCGTCCGTCGATAAAAGAACGCGCCCCGTCCCATCGATGAGTAGCGTATTCCCCGCGCCATCAGAAGCCATGGCATAGGCGCCTACGCTGCTCAGCACGTTTCCGCGCGAGGTCCATGCGAAGGTGCCCGCAACTGAAACACATGCGACATTGGACGGCGCTGAAGGGGGTCCCTGTGCGACCGATTGGTTATTCCCCATTGGCGCTGCCACTACGTTGTAACAGTACGTATGACCGCCCGCTACAGTGGTGTCCACGTAGGTAATCGGCGCGTCCTCGTTGGTCGTCTTGTCGTATACGGAACCGCTGTCATCGTTCTGGGGGACGCTTGGGATCGTGGTGCAATGTTGTACGCCGATGATGCCGCCCAGGAAGTCGCGCAGCACCGCGCAGACGATTAACGGCATGAAAGGACCGTTGTCGACGCTGCGATTGATGACGTAGCTGGCGATCTCGGTGATGTCCGTCTCGGAAGGCGTCCAGGTCAGGGTCGCCTGCGTACCGCCGGTGAGATTGGCCACCAGCACGGGAGCCGTCGGCGCAGCGATCACCTCGACTGATGGGCGATACAGCGCCGTCGGGTCTTCTACCTTCGGCATGAACTCCTGCGGGTGCTTGTCCTCGTACCAGTCAGGGTCCACGCGCATGTTCGGGTAGCGGCCGTCGAACACCATGTCCTTGAGCAGCATCTTGCGGCCTGAACGACCGCAAATTCCCCACGCTCGAGTGCCTTTGGCGTATTTCTGCGCCATTACGCAGGCACCCACCGACCACCACGGATAAACCCGTGATCGCCACACTTATCCATCTTGCACAGTAGTGATGGCTCGACGTGGAGCGGATGCAGAGAGATGAGTTGCCAGTGCGGTGGGTCACCGACGTAGGGAATACCAACCTTCAGACAATGCGCTTTCGATGCCGCATTGACGGCCCGTACGCCGGGCGTATCGAACTGAATTCCACCCATGCACAGCGAGCCATCTGGCTTGTAGTGCACAACGGTGCAACCGAAGTAGCCGACATCTGCGACGCCGGCGTACTGAGGATTAAGAGCTCTATCGGGGCGCCAGGAATGGAACCGAAACGCGTGGTTGTGACCCAGGTCGCGATAGCCCTCGAGACGAATGTATTCCTCGACGGTTTCCGGGAAGCCGTGCTTGTCCACTACCGTCTCCCGACCCGCGGCTCGAAGGAGGGGTAAGTGTCGAGGTCGCCTCTTTCACGATCCTCGACGCGCAGCATGCCCAGCAATCCGCCGGGGTTAATCGGGTTCTCGGCCCACTGCGGGCCCGCGTAGATCGCCTGCAGCATCTCGTACCGCTGCGGGTTGAACTTCAGCGCCAGACGCGCGGACAGGCCGGCAACCAGCGCGGCGTAGGCGTACGTCGGCAGCCCTAGGGTATTGGTCAGGGAGATCGTGACATCCTGGTTCTGCTGGAACATCGAGTACACGATCTGGTCCGTGGTGTTGCTGCCTGCCTGCCAGTAGTGCACCACTTTGGTGTCACCCAGTCGCTCGACCCAGTAGCGGTCTGGGCGTCCTTGGTTCTGCTTCGTCACCAGCGTGTAGTATTCGTTGCGGGTGATGGCGTACATCTCCACATCTGAGAACGTCGAGGTGTTCGGGTTGGGCCGCCGCAGCACCGCCTCCACGATGTCCATCCCGCCCGCCGGGAGCACGAAACTCGTTTCCCCTACCGCAGTGGTGTGCGTCTCCTCCGCCACCATCCAGTTACGGATGCCGATGGTCGACCACTCCGAGTTGACCAGCAGCCGCAGGGATCGCTGGGCGCTCTTGAGGTGCGCGCCGCCGGTGACGGACGGATCCACCCCCGCATTCTCGAACGCTTCGTCGAAGAGTTCGGCGATGAAGGGGTTGTACAGGTAGGTGCCGGACTCGGTCACTGCCTGCTCCTCAGTTCGTGCGGCTTGCTGCCTGGATCACGAGCAGGTTAAGAATCCCCACCGTCCAGCCCGCCAGCTTCACGCGCACCGCTCTGCAGGGCGTCTGGAGCAGCGCGAACCCTTTGCCGGTGGTCACGGCCGTACCGAAGGCCTCAACCCGCATGGTCGTAACTTTCAGGATGCCCTTGGCCGGCGGGGAGGCGCCGGTGGTGTAGGTGTAGGTGTTGTCGTCGACGACCGTGATGTCCACCGCGTTCGGATACGTATCCGCGCTGCTGTTCGTGCCCTGCGCCACCAAGGAGTCGCCGGTGTTCAGGCCGTGCGCGGTATCCGTGACGGTTGCGGTTGTGCCGCTGGTGGTGAAGGTGGCCTGACGTACCGCCTGCGGGTCATCGGGCGTCACCTGGTAGGTGTAGCTCGTCGCCGCGAAGTCTTGCGCTGGCAGCGCATGAAGCCCCACGTTGAACGGATTTTGGGAATCGCTGACCGGTACCCACGGGCTTTCCGCCGCCGTGGCCCCGGTCGCCTGGACTGTTGTACGCATCGTTTGCCCTCGAGGCGGGGAGCTCTGTTACTCCCCACCTAGTTCAACCGTTAAGCAGGGGTCACGCCGTAAGCGCCGACGATCTTCCCCACGCCGCCGGTGCGGTCGGAGATGCGGAAGTTGCAGGCGTACGCGTGGGTGCCGTTCGGGGCTGTGGATGCGGCAAGCGTGCCGCGCACGTCACCCGTGCTTGAGGTGGCCGGCGAGGTCGTGTCGGCCGGTACAAAGGTGTAGGTCGTGTCCGGCAGGTTGTCCATGAGCGCATCGAGCAGTCCGTTCTGGTCGACTCGGTACGGCAGGCCCATCTTAACGCCGGTACCCACGGTCGCCGCCGTCACCGCGGCGGAGAAGGTCACCGCCGTAATGGTCTTGAACGCTTTCTTACCGGTGAAACTCGTTCCGGAGGCCGAGGCCTCAGTCTGCGGCTGGCCGTAGTAATCCGTGCCGGTCACCGTGGCGATCGCGGTACCCGTCCACGCTGCGACCACATTGCGCGGGAAGTCGGGCGTCGCCACGCCGCTCGAGGCCAGCGAGCCGTTCACGGTGAGGGCGTTCGTGCCGCCCGAGCTCGCTTGGCTGGTGGCGATATTGTTGGCCGCGGCTGCAGCAATCGCCCCCCAGCTGTAATAGTTGGCCAGGTCTACCGGTAAGCCCGGCAGCACATTAGCGGGCGGGTAATAGGCCGATCCCGAGAACAGGGTGTCGGCGCGGGAAATCGTGTGTCGAGTGGTCATGACAGCTCCAGTGCAGGGGATTGGTTACCCCGTCATTTCCAAAATGGCCGGAAGGGCGTGAGCCCCTCCGGCTCGAGGGACCGCGCGGAAAGGGGTAACCGCGCAGTCCACCGCAAACGCTAGGGCTAGGGTCCTCCCGAGGCAGCCCCGCGCCAGTCGGTCCACCCGAACGAGTACCGCTCGCGCTTCTTGTAGCGCATGTTGCCGGTCTCGAAGTCTCCCTCGACGCCGCCGCTGATCGCCTTACGCACGAAGTGCTTCAGGCCATCGGGGACATTCGTCTTGAAGAACCAGTTGCGGGGGTCCGTCAAGCGGTGGTTGACCGAGAATCCGTCTCGGATCGAACCCAGCTTGAAGATGGCGTTGATGTTGTTGTCGCCGGTGTCCGGCTGGTACGGCGTCATCAAGAGACGGGTCGCAATGAACTGCAACTGCGTCGGGATGATGAGTCGGGCCACGTCTGGCTTGATCGGGATTCCGCGCTCGTCCGTCCAAGCGCTGATCTGCACCAGCAGCGCCTCCATGGCAGCCTCCGCCAGGTCGGCGGGTGTGGCTAGGGTGTTCGAGAGCACCGAACCGTTCGCCAGCGGGTGAGCCGTGCTGAACAGCGCCACACCGTCACCGCCCGGGAAGCTCGAGGACTGGCCGTTATTGAGGATGTTCGCGCCAGTGACCTCCTTGGTCTGCAGGAACGAGCGCGACAGACCGCGGCTCATCTTCTGCCCGATGGAGCCGTACAGGCCGTCCTCCTCCGCCTCCTCGGTGATGGCAAAGGCCAGAGCGATGGTCTGGTGGTTGTAACGAGCGGTGTAGCTTTCCGCACCCTCGTCGTACGCCACCGCGTCACCTTCGTCCTTCACCTGGGCGGCCCCGAGGCCGTACATCAACACGTCCTCCTCGTACGCCTTCTGTGACGTTTCCACGTCGAAAATGTCGCGCCACTCTTCCGGGTAGCGGTCGTATTCCATTCCGAAGACAGCGTTCAGGCCTTCCTGAAGCTGCCGACGGAAGTCGCTGCGATTCATCATGTGAGCGATCTCCTGTAGGTAGCCGGGCCTTACACGCCGGTCAGAGTGGGGCCCAGGAAGTGCTTCGAGATCAGCACGTTCACACGGGCATAGTTGCCGACCGCGACATCCGCGCGCTGCACGATGTCATCGATCCGGAACACCACGCCGCTGTTGGCGGCCGCGGTGGTCGAGTCGACGGCATCGCCGCTAGTCTTGATCGTGGTATTTGCGGAACCCACCACCAGGTTGGCGAGCGCGCCGATGTACGTCAGCGCGAACGCCAGCGACATTTGGGCCTCGAACAGGTCGGCCGGGTCGTCGTACACGAACGCCTGCGGCGAGGAACCGGACACAACCGCCTGCGATGCTGGCCAGAGGCGGTTGTATTGCGGGGCGGACTGGTTCGGGTCCAGGTAGAAACAGCCATCGAATACGCCGATCAGCATATCGGTGGCCGCGCCGGGGCGCTGGATGGTCTTGGGTCCGCCGGTCACCACCTCGACCGCATCGCCCGTGACGATGTTTGACGCGTAGGCCCCTGCAATCGCGTAGCGCCGTCGACGGTTAGCAGTCCCGCCGCCGGCATGCTTCACGACTTTGAAGCCGCTGGGAGCATTTGGGTTAGCCATTTGGCTCTCCGTTTAAGTAATGGGTGTGCTGTGGGAGGTGGTGCTAGTCCGCCCCTGCCTCCGCCTCATCGCCCGGTACTGCATCGTCCAACCGGCCGCGACGCGCGACTGTGGTCACCCGAGACTTACGCTCGGGCTGCAGCAGTGGCATGACTCGGTGGTTGATCTTGAACAGGTTCCGGTCGACGCCGCGGTTCATATCCCTTTGCACCTGCTTGAAATACCGGTCTCGCTGGATCTCCAGCGCCTCCGGGATCTCCATCAGGATCAAGCCGCGCTTCACGTAGTACTGCCCGTACTTCCCATGGGTGGTGGCCGTGAGTTCATGCACCCGTCGAGCGCGCGATCGCTTGACAGGGCGCCACCCCTCCTCGAGCTTTTCTTCGAAGTGCTCGGCGTCTTCATCATTGCCGGCTCGGAAGCGTACCCACCGGTTACGGAAGCCAGCCCGTGGAGGGGGGGCATCCAGTCTCGAGGGTAGGCGCCACGAGGTCGGCACCTCACTGTCACGGTCGATTTCGGTTCGCGCATCGACCTGACGGGCGGATTCATCGTCGGTGTGCACGTCATCGGTGTGCACAGCGTGTGTCTGTTTGCGGGCGGGTGTGATCTTCTCGCGGCGAACGGTCTGCGCACGGGCTTTCGCCTTCTCGGCGCGCGTGACGCTGGCTGCAATGATCTCATCCGAAACGGCATCCCCACGGATGCGCTGCTGCGAGGCCCGGACTGCAGATTGCGGGATGCTGTCATCGTCCGGGGCCACGGAAACCCGTTTGGCTTTCATTAGCGGCTACCTCCGCCGTACTTCTCGTCCTGACCGGACAGGATGGTGCGGGCCCGTTCACGGGCGAAATACTTCTTGGCATTCGGGTCGTTGGGATCGACCTTGAAGATGCGCATCGTGTTGCGCAGGTCGTCATCAATCTCGACCTTGCCACGCCGCGCGTTCTCGACCAGGTCGGGCCCTCGGCGGCCACCCTGTCCCATGCGGTTGACCGGGGCGGCGCCTCGGCCACCTCGAGCGCTCTGCTGTTGCTGCTGGCCGCCGTTGTGCTGCTGGCGGCCGTTGTTGCCGCCGTTGCGACGGCTTGCCGTGTCGTTCATGTCTCCTGCCTCGTCCTCTTCGAAGGTGTAGGGCTGACCGTCCAGGTCCTGGATCTCTAGGTCTGGGTAGGTCTCGTGCAAGCGGTGCGCGAGCTCTTCCCAGTGCTCGTCCGAGTACGGCTCGAAGTCGAGCTCCCCGGCGCTAATGTCTCCCAGGATCTCCCGGTCGATGGTGATGGCATCCTCGCGCGCTGCCTTGTTCGCCGAACGGTTCCACCAGTGCCGGTTCATCTTCTGGAACTGCAGGGCGAGCTCCGCTACCCGCGGGTCCGTCTCGGATGTGTTGTCACCCGTGGCAGCAGCGGCCGCGGTAGTGCGCTTGCTCGCGGCGGCGGCCTCAGCAGCCTTCTGGCGCTGGGTCAGGTCGTACTTGAGGACCTGCAGTTCAGCCTTGAGGTCGCTGAGCTTCTCGTTCAGCTCGAGCGTTTTCGCGGTCTCTCCCGCTTCCATGGCCGCGTGAATCTGGGGCCGCAGGGCTGCGATCTTCGCCTCGAGCTCTTTGACTCCAGCGTCGCCTGCGATTTGGGTCTGTGCGCGCTCCAATTTCGCGATTCGCTCATCCTGGGCCACACGAGCAGCGCGTTCATCGGTGAGTTCGCGCTGCGTCTGCTCTCGCAGTGTCCGCTCGCGATTGACGAGAGTGCGCTCTCGAGCGATTCGCTTTCGAACTCGGGCGCTATATGGCTCATCACCTTCGTCGGGGTCACCTCCTCGAGATCGAGGCGAGCGATCACCGCCGCGACGAGCAGAAACATCGCCTGCCTGCCGTCCCCCAGCATTAGAACCGTCATCGCCACCACCTTCGGAAGCCATCGCGCGGGCATCACCCTCCGCGGCGCTGTTGAGGTCCACCGGTGCGTCATCGTCCCCACCGGTTTGCACTCCAGTGTCGACCGTCTCGTCTGACCCGAAGATGTCGACCACCTCGGTACCCCCGGTCTCGGCACCAGGGAACTGGTCCTGCCGGTCCGGTGGAATGAACGGGTCATCCGCCTGGTCCCGCGGTTTGGGATGCGTCTTAATGTTTCTGCGTGCCTTTGCCATCGATCAATACCCCCGGCGCGTGCGCCGTGTGTTGGTGGTTACTCGGCGTAACCCTTGAGGAGATCCGGATCCTTGACCCGAAACAGGAGCTCGGTGTCGGTGAGCAGCCGCAGGATGTGCCCGCTGCGCAGGTGAATCTCCTGCCCGGCGTACATCTCGAACAGCCAGTACTCGCCCACCTCAGCGCGGACGCGCGCCTTGGACAGGTCCAGGCCCGATGTGGTCTTCGACTGGTACGCGAACTCGCCCACCTGGACGATGCGCCCTACCTTCGACACAACGCGCTCCGCCTCATCCACCGACGGCGGTCGGGCGATCAGCCCACGCTGCTTCGGGATGTACGGCTCGACCACGATGCGCCACAGGGAGACATCTCCCAGTGCCTCAAGCTCCGCGTCCGTGATTGGCTGGAGCAACTGGGCGTCGTTTACCGCGTCGATCGCTCTGCGTAGCGCGCTGGGCGCTTTCGAGTTCACGTGTTTCTGCCTCCAAGTAATCGCCTACGTCATCGAGGTCGGCCCGCATCATCTGCGTAATCGCCTCGACCTGGACTTTGCACTCTGCTATCCGCCCCACGTGCCGCTGGTAGTCGCGGTCCTCGAGTCCTGCACCCGTGCGTGCCTCGAGCTCTGTCTGGCGCTTCTTCACCTGCGAACGCAGCGCCATGAGCATTTGAACGTGGAGCGGAAGGTCAGAGACGCTCATCAGCAGCCCATGGTGCCCTTGTACTTCGGCTCGCCCGGGCCTGCGCCGTCGCCCATGGTCCCGCGGAACTTGCCGCTCGAGCCGCGGCCGCCACCGATGACACCGCTCGCATTGCCGACACTGCGGTCACCGATCGGGCCCGCCGCCTCTTTCGAGGGTGTGGGCAGGATCCGGTGATTGTGGCCACCGCCGCCGGCGGTCTGCTCACCAGGCTCCGGGTAGTCCGCGTGCTCGAGGTGATTCGGGCTCGAGGACGGCTTCACGCCAGTGCCCGCATTCGCGGTGCCTGCGCCAGCGCTATGCCGGTCGGTGGGCATGCCGTGCTCGAGCGCATCGCTGTGCTCGCCGCCGGCCTTGGGATGAGAGGTGCGCCCGCTGGTGTGCGGCCGCTCGGTGTTCGCTCGCGTCATTGCCTGGTTACCTCGGGTTTAACGTTGGTGAAAAAGCCGCAGGTGCCGCAGCTCTGGATGAATTCAGCGCTACCCATCTCAGTGAGTAGCCCGCAGCCGTTCGGACACATGCCCTGACGGATAAGCGCGTCATGGCGCTCGAAGTCTGCAATCGCCTTCGGCGTCTCCCCGTGCTGAACCCATGTCTCGGTCGGTCCTTTACTCACTGGCCACCTCCGCCGGCCGCGGCGGCAGAGATGTCCTCGCCGCGGAACGTGGACTGCTGCGACCCGCCCGCATACAGCCTCGAGATGAACTGGATGAGGTGGTCGAAACTGGTGCCCTGCTCGTTGGCGGCTGCGGCGAACTTGGCCGGCGAGATGCCGAAGCCGTTCGGATGGCGCTGGAACAGATACGAGCGCGCCTGTTGGGGCGTGGCTTTGTGCTTCACGGTATCCTCGTGATCGCAGGCGCGAGTGGATTGACATCGCCGTCTCCGGTACCGCCCCGAAGTTCGGTCACCCTCGGTTGCATATTCTCCGGCAGCACCAACCAGCACACCGGCGAAGGCGCAGGCCTGCCATTGCGATAGACATGGACCGCGTAAACCACGTACCTGTCGTTATCCTCAAGGTCGGTCCATAACGAGTCCGCCGCCGCTTGTGTGGCGGCTGCGAAAATCATTCCTCGTGCCGGATTGGTCACGCCGCCTTCTTCAGCGGCCGCTTCGCCGCCTGTTTCGCCATCGTGCGCCGGGCTGTCTTCTTGGCCAGCAGCGACTCCTGCGCTTCAGCACGGGAATGCTTCAAGCCCTGCCGGTGGGTGTCTACCGCCTGCAGCATCGACTGGGTGTGGGCTGCCTGCTTGTGGCGGTGCTGCACCAAGCCGTCGGCGTGCTTGCGCAGGATGCTCGCCGAGGTCTCCTCGTCGATCTGGCGCATGCGGACGCGGTGCTCTTCCTCGATCTGACGCAGCCGCTGCTCGTGCTCGAGCTCCTTCTGCTTGTGCTTCGCGACGAATGTGTGGGTGTCGCGCTGTATCCGCGCCTGCGTTTCCGCTTCCTTGTTCTTGATGCCGGCCGCGGTCTTCGCCTGGTCGGCGGCAATCTGGGCCTGCGCTTCGACCTGCGGAGGTGCCTGACCCGACGGCGGCCCACCGGCCTGCGTAGATGCCTGCGAACCAGGAACCGGCGGCGGTACCGGCGGCAGGTTCTGCGCGGCCAGGATGCTCACGGCCATCTCGACCTTCGGATCCATTGGCTGGTTGTCGCCGTACAGGTCCGTGGGCGGCAGCGGGATGCCGTGGCTGGTCTTCATGCCGGCAGAGACCTGCTCGAACTGCTGGAGCGCCAGGTGCTCGCGGATGTGCGCCATGAGCGCGGAGTGCACCACCTGGTACTGGTCCGGAGGCAGCGTGTTCTGCGCAATCTGGTCCTGACGGTCGTGGAGCAGGTTGTGCAGATCGTGCCGCTGCCCTGGGAAAGCTCGAACCGCCTTGCCGGTCATCATGAGCATGTTCTCGCCCACCGGGTCCATGTAGGTCGGCTGCGGCATGCTCGGCGCCAGTTTCTGCCAGTCCGGGACCTTGAGCGCCTTCAGGAAGCGCACGTGCGCCTCGATGGTCTTCTCGGGCCCGTACAGTTGCGGCGCCTTCTCCACGAGTTCCAGGACGGCCTGCGCCATGGCAATGCGCTGCACGTCCGAGATGATGTTCGGATCCGCCACCGGGACAAACGAGACGTGGTCGGCAAAGTCGGCCTTCATCGCCTGCTGCGCCCGTCCGTCGAGGTGGTACGGGTAGGCCGCATTCGGGCTGAAGTCGTGAATGAGCTCGCGCAGCATGCGGAACTCTTCGCGCGCCGCCGCGAAGATGCGCTTATGCACCGCGGTGAAAAGCTTCATCGACTGTTCGATCAGCGCCAGGGTGGTGCCGACCGGGGCCTTATTGTCCGCTTGCCCGACCAATACCTCGGTGAGCGAGGCAAACCGTCGCGCATCCGAAACCATCGCCTGGAACAACTGCACCAGGGCCGGAGACGGTTCACGGTTCGGGGGCGTGTAGAAGGTCTTCGCCAGTTCCTCGGCGGAGGCGTCGATATCAATCCACTTGCCGGGCTGCACGGCCAGGCTGCCGCCCTTCTTCGCACCGTCCTTTGCGCGGAATCCCCCCTGGACGGTCGCCATGAGCGCGCTATCCAGAAGGGCCCGGGCGCTTCCGCCAATCGCTTCAGCGAGCGAGCCGATGACGTGCAGGAAGCCCCAGCCGTAAAAGCCCAACCCTGGCAGGAACTTGTAGTGCGCGAACCACACGCGCTTCTTGCGCAACGGGTCCGTCTGCCGCCAGTTGCGGCGCACCGCCAGGATCTCCTGGCTGGTCTTGTCACAGATCACGATGTACGGGAGCTCGAGGCCCCCTTCATCGAGCTCATCGACACCCTGCGGCAGGTTCAGGTCGATGTGGTACTCGAGAACGTCGAACAATTCGTCCTCATCGTGCAGCGAACGCACACGACGGTCGGAGATGTCGTCGATTTTCTGGCCGCGGTAGTGCTCGTCCTCGGCGTTCAGGGGCGGCCGTGGCAGGTTCACCTCGATGAACTCACCCAGGGCCATGCCCTTCGCAATCTCGGACTTGGTCATCTGGTACTGGTGGCAGTACCGAGAGCAGTTTTCGAGGTCGCGGGCAAAGTATGGGGCTACGAAGTCCTCAGCCTTCACGTAGCGGGCTCTGGGCATCTGGTCGCGGGGGTCCAGCCAGGTCTTGCTGAACAGGCTCCCGGCGGTCGGGAGGTAGAACAGCGCTTGGTCTTTATCGGCGTAGTAGCCGGTGTCCACGACCGTCAGGTAATAGTTCATGTACTGCGCCGCACGCTCGGCGCTGTCTTCGATGTCCTCGGTGACATCGCCCAGGGGGTCGCCCTTCACCGGGCCGGTGGGCGGGAAGAATTCCTGGATGGCGTTCGAGTTGAACTGGACGCAGGCCTCGGCGATGACCGGGTACTGCATAGACGCCGCCCCTGGGAACGGGAGGCGGGACATCTCGAGCTTCTCGATGCCCAGCAGGGAAAGCGCGCTCTTGGTGAGGTTCTCCCAGTCCTTGCGGGAGTCGAGGTCGACGCGGTGGTACTCGGTCAGGCGTTGGGCGAGGTAATTGCGCTGGCTCGTCGACATGTACTCGGCGAGGTTCTCGGCGAATGTCGTGCCAGAGCTGCCGAACTGGGAGGCGTTCGAGGCGTCGTGCTGGATCCCAGTGATCTGGTTGTCGTCATCCGGCCCGAACAGGCTGACCATCTCGGTGCCGTCGGGGTGCTGGGTGAATTCAGCCCCAGCGTCTGTGAATTTGACGGGGTGCTGTGGTCGGAGCTCGATAACTTCGCGGGATGCCACACGTGTCCTCGGTCCAATGACCTTGGTGTTTTGTGTGGCGGGTCACCAGGACGGACCACGTGTGCGGCGGATTCTATGTCGGCGGTGGGCGGATGCGCTACTTAGCGGCCCAGATAGTGGACGGGTGTCGCAGTGGGGCTGGGAAGAATCCAAGCGCACATCGATGGAATTGCACGTCGACTACCCATGAGTCGTAAGCGCGGTCGACGGTTTTACCGGCGCCTCGATGGCCCTCGTGATCTCGGCATTCGTACCATGCAGCGTCACCCGCCAACATGCGTAAGCGCCGTATGTGGGGGCGCGAATATTTCTCTGTGAGGGCGCGCAGAAGCATGCTTTACATGGCAGGCATGAGCGCCATCACATCTGGCTGGTAGCGAGCGTGACGCAGCAGGGAAGTTTCGAGTTCATGGATGTACCGGGCGAGTATTGCGCCATCGGTTGAGTCGATCTCGAAATAGACGCCGTCTTTGACATCCTGCTGCAGGCTCTCGATGAGTTCACGGGCCCGTTCTAGCTCTTTGGTGTCCATCAGCAACCCTCCCAATCCGCCAGTCCCTCGAAAGACTTCGTGAGATACACACTGGTGGAGCGGCTGATCACCTCGAGTTCCTCGGACGTTGCCGGCCGCGTAGTTCCATCATCGTTGCGAATCCACCCGCGCGCAACCGGATACACCTCATGCACGTAGCTGATTCGGCCATCTCGGTCGTAGATCGGCGGGACCACGGAATACGGGCCCCAGCGCTCGACCGGTTTGCATTTGCGCATCGAGTGCTCGATGAGCTTGCGGGTCTCGTGGTTCATACCCAGGGATCGATCCACAGCCAATCACCCACTGCCGGGAGGCGTTTGGCGGCTTTGTGCCCCCAGCACACGAGCGCCTGCAGGTTGTCCTCGACGTACTGCGCTGCCGCTCCGCAGTGAACGCACCTGTTGCTATAGATATCCCATTCGTGCGCCGGCAGGTCGAGCTGCAGGATCTCAAAGCTCCCTGGAGACAACTCGCACGCGATCGGAACATCTTCAGGTGCCACCGGGGCGCACGGATGAGCAGCCGAGGTGAGCGCTACGCCATCATCGGCAACCACCAATGGGGTCACGGCGGCGGCAACGGGTACCGCGGCCAGAGTTTTGAACAAGTCTCGACGGTTCATAGCAGCTTCAACCTTTCCTCCACGAGCTCTGGCGTCCAGGACGGGTGCACGATCAGGTGTGTGGGACGGATGGCAATCGGGCGTCCGGTGCGGTTCATCTCCTTCTGAATCTCTCGCAGCATTCCCTCGAGGGTGCGCTCCGTCATCTCCGCCGGCGCGAGCAGCTGGTTGCTGAAGTGCTCCCGGTGGATGTAGCGCAGGTTATCGGTGCGGAAGTCGCCGTTCGGCACCTTCAGGAACCAGGCTGTATTCGAGGTGAGATAGTGGCCGGGATCGATGAGCGTCTCAGGCTTGGCGATCGAGATTAGCGGCTGCGTCACTCCGCGCCAGGGGACCAATACAGCCCCAGCACTCCCGGCCAGCAGTGAAATGAATCCGCGGCGGTTCATGCTGTTCTCCTAAAGCGGGTCGGGCGCAGAGGGGTTCCCGCGTGAGGTGCGTGCACCACTGGCGAAGGCAGGTGCTTGGCGACCCGTGTCCGAAACCTGCGCTGGCTACCAGGCGGGAGCAATCTCTGCGGCCGACCCTCAATCATTTTGGTCCCCAGCCGCCGGTGGGGTGCCAAATGTATTCACGCGCCACGCCGTCGGCGCCACAGTGCCAAGCCTCTCGCGGACGCTGGTAGTGCTCATCGCACGGCTCTAGCGGGCGTTTTTCCTCCTCCGCAAGGGAGTAGTAACGGCTCACGAAGTCGTCCAGGTTCGTGAACTGGTATGCAGCACCTGGAGGCACGCGCACGCAGAACCGGTGACATATGAGCAGATATACCGGTTGTACGCGCGGCCCGGGCGAGTACCACTCCCGCGGGCAATCAGGTCCTGCTCGGTGCTCGAGGTGCGGGAGTGCGCACACCACGCGCACATCCTTCGGTAGGCGCACGATGTCGCGAATATCCTCATCCATGAATCGCAGCACCTCGAAGCCGTAGCCGCCTGGAATCATGCGTGACCCGCCATGAACCAAGGCATTACGCTACCTTCCCAGTTTGCCAAAGCGGGACCGTCGACCGACGCAGCCGTGTGGTGCGCACAGGGCGGGATCCGCGGCCAGACTGGTCGGTGCACATGGCGCGGCCTTCTCCGTAAAACCCCTCGATCACGCCGCGGAACACGAAACGGCTGTTCGTGCTCTCCCACTCCACGCGATCGCCGGGCTGCCAGTTCACCAGCCGTCCCCTGTTTCCACGTTGGGTTGATCACCAGGCACACCCTGCACGGTGCCGTCGGAGATGCGCATCGGCTTACCGGTGCGCGCCCGGTGCGCCTCAGCCCGCTGCGCCAGGGCGCTGATCGACTGCGCCAGCGATTCAGCGTCCTTGATAGGGTTCTCCTTACGTAAATCCTCGTACAGCGGGCGCTTTTTCTCGGTGTAGCACTGTTGCAGGCGCGTGATCTTCCCCTGCTTCTCCCGGAAGAGATCCTCGAGGAGCCCGAGCTGCAGACTCTTCAGAACCGCGATCTGGCGGTTTGAGGTGAAGTGCTCGATGGCATGCTCGCCCTCGTCGAGCTCCTCCGCCCACGCCCACCCGCTCGCCCAACGGACCAACCGCTTGAACGGATTCACAGGGAAGTCCCGTGCGGCAGTTTCTCCTGCACGCGGGTGTAGCCCTCCTCGAACGCCTTCGCAGGGCTAACGCTGGCATACCCATCGTTGTACACGACGTAGTAACTGCCGCGGGTGGGACCGAACTTGTCGACCCAGGCCGTCTCAACGCGGATGGGTGGGTACCCTTCCTCGGTGAAATGCAGCAAGTACTGGCCACCCTCGCGGCGCACCTCTTTGATTTTCAGTGCACGGACCTCCTTGTGGCAGAGGTACTTCGGGAGTTCAGGAGTCGGCAGCGTATTCATCGAGGCCTCGCGCAGAATGCGGTCAAGTCGGTGGTTCGTGGACTGCACCATGGCGTCATGGTAACAGCGTGTAACAGAGCGTCACAAGTGTAAGATGACTTCGCCCTCCTTGTGCTCGTAGGCGGCCAGGGTGGTGCCGGGAATGATGACTCGGCACCGTAGTTTGAGCTGTCCGTCCTCCTCAAGGCGGGTGAGTTCGAGCGGTCGGCGCCAGAACAGCAGCGGCTTCAATACCTCGTCATTGCCCTTATCCCCGCACAATTGCCGGCGGGCGTCGAGAAACGGCTCGAGCATTGCCATGACCAGGCGCGCTTCCGCTCCGTCCCGGGCCAGGTCGGTGCGCCAAGCAAGCGACACGTAGACGTACCGCTCGAACTGCTGGCCGCATTGTTCGTGCTCCCGCGGATCCAGCGGGATCTCAAAGTAGGCGACCGGCGGCCCATTCACGCAGTGGAAGAGTTCCTCGACCTTGGCGCTCAACTGGGCCAGTGTCTGCGGGACCTCCTGCATTAACAGGGGGTTCGAGGTGGACGAATCCGGGCTGGTTTCTTCATTGGCCATACTGCACCAGCGCCTGGGCGTAGTGAGTGGTTCCCTTGATCGGGTTGGCCGGATCGTCGGGCTGTCGAGGCCCCGGCGGCTCGAACCAGATGCATACGCCACCGCTCGGAAACCATCCTTCTTCCGTGCACAGACGCGCGACCTCCGTCACGAACTCCTCGTAATTGTCCGACTCGAGCAGGCTGTAACCAACGATTTTCATGCTTTTACCCAGTAGTGGATCAGTTCAAGTGTGCGGGGATACTTCCGAGTCTCCCAAAACTCGGTGATGAGCTTCAGGCCTCGCTCTTTCGCTGCTGCCATGGCTGCCACCGGATCCTTGTCGACGTAGGGTGGATAACAGCCGTAGCCTTCTTGGATCTCCCGCCACGGATCTATCGCTGCGCGTATTTCCTCCTTCAGGAGTGAGTAGTCGCCGCCTTCATCAAGCTTATCCAACGCGGCGAGCGCATCTCCCAACAGAGTCAGGTCGTATCCGCTTCTACCCGTAGTAACCAATGGTGGGCCTCATGATGGCAGGGTTAAAGAGCTCGAGTTCCTCGGTGTCCTCATCGTCCTCAATCTGCAGGTCCATGAAGCGCCTCATGTACATCCAGGCAATAACGCAATTGTGGAATGTGCCTCCCGTAGTCACAAAGCTGCGGTCTTCCTCGACCTGAATATCGTAGACAGTAATCTCTCCGTCGACGCGCTGCGCCTTCTCCACAGGATAGACCCATGATTCCGGCCGTTTAATTGCTGCCTGACGCGCTGGATTTTTGTACCACCGCACCGCATAGATAGGTTGCCATGCGGTGTTGCGCAGATGTCGCTTGGGGCGTCCAATTGTGCAAGGCTGCCCTAGGCTGGCCAAAAGAAGTCTCAGTTGATAAGCGAGGGTAGAGGAAGTGGTGCTGACAGTGATGTCCACCTCATTCTCGTGTCCATCGCCAGCTACAATCCCATCGACGAGTCCGCGACGAAAACCGGCAGGTGCTCCCCACGCAATATCAGGAATCTTTTTATTCGTACACCCGCGTCCCATCATTTCGAAAAGCGGAAGGATACTCGCGACCCCAAGTGTCACATTGACAATATTTCTGGTACGGCTTTCACTCCATATCTTTCCGAACAACTTCATGAGTCTGCGACGCAGCGCTGGCAGTTGCCATTTGTCGAAGCGCTGCGAAAATACTGCGGATGTTCGGCTCATTGAGCCTTCCGCAATCCAAAAACCAAGGACCCAACCGAAATCGTAGGTTAGTCGGATCACGCGCGGGAATCCGTTCGCGCGACCTCCCCGGCCGACGCTCCACGACTTCGTATCGATAGAACGCAAACGTACTGGGCTCGCCGACGGTAATGTCAGGCCGTCCACGACCGTCCTAGCGACCTCAGCCTTTCCTCGGCGGCTGCGATATCGCTTGATTGGGCGCAGTTGGTCCACGCGTCGCCACCGCTCAGGCCGCCCCTTGCGCAACGGCGATATCTCGCTGCTCCACGCCAGATGCTCCCCGGTTACCTGCACCTCATCTAATGTCATCGCCTTTAATCTGTAGACGTGATCCGCCTGTTTGGCACGGACCGCCTCTACCTGCCGAAAACGCCCTTTGTGGGTTAGCACCAGGTCGCCGGGTCGGATCTCCTGAATTTCGCGAACACCGTCCAGGCAAATCACTTTTGTGCCAGCAGCAAAGCAACTCGCTACCTGATCATTAAAATCAACATTCGGGAATTTCGCGAGTTCCTCTATCAGGTCTTTGGACCAATTTCGGCTGATGTACCAGATAGATCCCTTCTCAAGAGGCAGCGCAGCTAAGTGCGCACGGTAGATCAGATCTCCTTGAATCTTGACCGCTCGCACCGGAAGGTCTTTACGACGGAGCTCTTGCACGAGAGAGTGTCCCGAACTTTTTTTCTCCACCAGGATGCGGTCCGGACTGAACTGCTTGGCCGACTCCACGGCATCGTCCCGGAGCTCGCCGAAGCTGGGACGCCATTTGCGGCGCTCAAGGAGCATGGCGTTCATCCGCGGCGGAAGGGTCCGCGTAGAGCCGTTGGACATGCGTACTACGTCGGAGTGCTCGAACAGGCCCCAGGTCGTGCGCACCGTGAAGCTGTCCTGCTCGCTCTCCTCAAACGCCGTGTCGTAGGCCTGAATCACCTGCAGCATCTCAGGCAGCGGTCGCTCGGTCTTGCGGAACTCGGGATGCCATTCCGGCCAAGTCCAGTTACGCCACCACTTCCGCTTCAGGATCACGCCGCCCTTGCCCTCGGGCTGCTGCTGGTACTGCGCATTCCAGGTCCGTTCACTGACGGCCTCCTTCTCGCGCTGCGCGGTTTGCTCATTGAAGCGCGCGGGACACAGAAGGCTATTCGGCTGGGTGCGCGGATCCTTGAAGATCGGTTCCCCTATCGGACCCTCACCCTTGTTGCGGTAGGTGATGCAGCGCCTCGAGCCGTCGAATTCCATCTGCAGGTTGAGGTGTACCCAACGTTTCTCCTCCTTGGCCAGCACGTGGCCGAACACGTCGCCGTCGTGCGTGCGCTGGCCCACGTACACGCGGCGGGCTGTGTTGGGATCGTTGACGCGCGATCGCCAGGAATTGTCATGCCAGTTGATGGTCGACTTGCGCACCGCGTCCGACTCAACGGTGAACGCGTTGTGCGGGTCATCAAAGAGCTGGATGTCGCCACCCTTGCCGGTGGTCACACCACCTACCGAGATCGTCTGGCGATACCCACCTTTGGTGTTGCGGAAGTCATCGACCCGGTTCTGGTCGGTCAGGAGGATTACGTCGGGGTACCGGGCTTGGTACCAGGCAGACTCAACTATGCGGCGGTGCTTTATGGCATCGCCTTCGGCGAGGTCCTTCTGGTAGCTGGCGGCTAGGAACTGCAGGTCTGGCTGATCTGTCCACATCCACGCCGGGAAGGCCACCGACACCACGCTGCTCTTTGTCATGCGCGGCGGGACGTTGATCATCAGGTTCATGATGTCGCCGATGGCGACATAGGCCAAATGGTCGGCGATGGCATCGATGTGCCAAGCTTCTACATACGGTTTGGGATCGATCAGCGACCAGACGCGCTTAACGAATTTGCGCAGGGAGCGCCGGCAGGTCTCAGCCGTGACCGCTGTGTAATGGCGCTCCGCCCGCTGATAAGGGGTGAGCTCGTGAGCCTGCATGTCGTACCACGCGCCGACCGAAGCCTGCGCTGTTTTTACTAGCGGGGGCTGCCATCCTGGAGAACGGCAGCCCCCTCATTGGACGCACCCGAACCTAATTGGATGCTCTCGGAGCTCGCTTCCTTACGCGGGGTCTCCATTGTTCCCCTCTCCTACCCCACCCGTTTGGTTTTTTTGCTGCGCTAAGAATCTTGCGTTGCCGTAGACGGCTTCCCTGCCCTGCGTTGCTCCTTGCAGTCCGCCGTGTCTACGTGGTTGTGAGCTGGATTCTAGCTCACGCGTTCGGAACGTAGCTACCCGCCTCGCCCGTGAGCGAAGCGAAGTAAGCCGTCGGCACCGCGTGACCCGTGCGGCCCAACGCCGCTTTGAGGGTGCCGATGTAGTGCTCGTACTGGCCTGCGAGGTTCTCGAAGTACTTCAGGCGTTGCATGACGCCTTCGGTGGTCACCACGGGTTTGTTGGCAGGGGCCGCGGCGCTGGCGGCAGCATTCTGCGCGGTGCTCACATGCGGCGGAATGGCCGCTTTCGTGGTCGAGGCGGCCGGAGCCGCAGCGGTCCCGGGCTTGTACAGGGGCGGAATGGGGTTCATCGCGTAGGTCCTTTCGGGTAACCCGAGCGGAGTTGCTGGGTTTTAGCCTTGACGGTTTGAGCGATCGACTGGGGCGCGTCCGCAGGGCCTGCGGTACGCAGCAGGGCCGTGTCGTCGGTCGGGAGACCGGTGACCGGTGCCAGGCTGCGGCGGAGATCCTTAACAGAGCGCCCCATATTGCAACGGCTGCGAAAGAGCTAACCGACGGTGATCGTGGCGCCAGTGCTCCGCGGATACGAGGGACTGAGCGCCGCCAGAATGGCCTTCTCGGTAGCCAGAATGACCCTCTGGTTGGCCTCAATCTTTTTCAGGAGCTCCAGTTGAGCCTGGAGCACCCGCTCAATCCGCTCAAGCTCGCTCACGGTCAGCTTACCGTGATGGTGCCGCCGGTCGACGCCGCGAAATTCTGGGGCTGGCCGCCGGTGCCGGTCTCGGTCAGCGTGATGGGCGAGCCGATCGGATTGCCGTTGGTGTCGAGGTCCTGGATGACCGCGGTCGCCTCATTCGGACCCTGCGCGCCGGTGAAGGTCGCCTGCCACGGGGGCGTCTCGGTGCCATTCAAGGAAACGGCGGGGAGCTTGGCGCCGCTGTTATCCGTCACGGCGACGGAGGTGGCGGCGAAGGTGATGCCGGCCGGCAGCGGGGATTGCGTCTTGGTGACGGTGACGACGATTTGGGTCATGGGAACTCCAGGTCAGTTGGTAATACTACAGGCGGCGAGTGCCGCTAGCCTGTGAATACTACCCGTCCATGTGACAGCCGTTGCGGGCACCACGTTAAAATTGTTCACTCGCTGCGTCGAATCGCAGGGGGTGCCCAGCGGTACCGTCCCAACCGCAAGAAAACTGAATCCGTTGGCCACCTGAACTTCCATATAGACCGTCGTCGCCACGGTCACAGGCGTAACCGTCGTGCCAGTGGGTGGCTGAGGCTGAACCGCTGGGGGTGCGACTGTCGCACATACCTGGGGTGTCTGTGCACTTTCGGCGCTCGTAGTACCCAACGTGCCGACGGCTGTCGCGGCGTAGCAGATATTCCCGGGCGTCACATTGGTGCGAATCCACTGACAGGCGCCCCCGGGCGTAGGGGTCAGCAATTTCAGCGGCTGCCCTTGTACAGCGCCGTACAGATTGAAGGTCAGACCCTCCCCGCTGGGTAATGGGTTGCCGCTGACATCGGTAGTGGGCGCAGTACACGACACAGTGAGGTCGGTCGCGCGGGCCACCACATCCCAGAACAGCATGAAGGTGAGGGCCGCAACCAGGGCCCAGGGTGGTCGTCGGTAGTAACTGCGGCTCATTTGCTTTGATCCTCAACTGCTTGGTCGGTGGCGCCGGGGTTCGCCTGGATCTGGGAAGCTGCTCGCCCGAGGGGGCCGAGTGGATCCAGGGCATAGCTCTTCTGTGCCAGACTACCCGCCGGTGCGCTGGTTGCAGTGGGAGGCGCGGCGGGACGTGCCGCCACTGGCTTGGGAGCCGCGGGGGTGGCCGTGGCTCCTACGGGCTTCCGGTAGAGTCCCTGCTGTGCGAGCGCGGCTCGCTGGACGTTCGGGGCGGCCGGCCCAGGTTTCGGCCGGTCGGTAGCGTTAACCGAGGCCGCCGGACCAAGGGGCGCCCCAAAGGCCCGCGTGGGTGGTGCCAGGGCTGTGTTCTGCATTTCGTCGCGACCTGATCGACCGGGCATGTGGACGCCTCCTCATTTGAGGGCTCGACTGTACCGCTCCCGTCAGGTTCACGCACCACGAACAAAATCCCAGGGACCTTGAGGCACACCACCGTCCAGCCGTGGCGGGCGGCCCACTTGTAGGCCGCGACGCGTGCACAGTTGAGCTCTCGGTAGCCGCGGACCCGTATCACCAAGCAGCCGTCGACCTTGAGGGTCGAGAAGAGAAACTTTTCCGGCATCATGCGGGCGATTTCCTGGCCAGGCCCTCGAGGGTCGCGACAATCGCCGCCATGGCCGCGATCTCTTCCTCAGCCTTGAACTGGTTCATCCGCTTTGCGGTGACCCAGGTCGGATACACCCGTTTACGCAGCGCCAGCTCGCGCTTCGCACACGCTACCTGTTTGTCGAGGGGTACGGACTCAGCCACGGCGGTCAGGTCACTTCAGGCGGCCGGCGTATCACTGGCTCAGGCTTCTTCTGCTGCTTCGCCTTTTTCTCGGCGAGCTGCTGCAGGTTTTTTTGCCGCTGCTGGACCGCGCGCCGCACCTTACGCGGGAGTTGCGCGGCCGGTGATTGGCGCGGCATCTCGGGGACCGCTCCAGCACCCGTGCCGCCTCGAGCACTGTTCGCCTGCGCCAGCGCACGGTCGTACTCACGCGCCACGCGGCGCTCAAGGAGCGTACTCAGGTGATTCATCATCACCGGGCTCATCGGGGTGGACTGAACCGCGGCGCCTCCGTCCACACGCACGAATCCGATGATGATCGACTGCAGTTCGCCCTTTTTGGCCTTTGCCAAGTACTCCTCGAGCATCACGATGACAGGGGGCGGAGGAGATGGGGCGGGGACCGGGTCTGATGGTGTTTCCACTTGTTACTCGTTGTTGCAGCCGGTTGCGCAGAGTAGTCGCCCCGCGCTGAGTCAGTCAACGGGTTTGCGACGTGCCTTTGGATGGCTGGGCGGTACCGGTCGACCGCGGGCGTTGGTGATTTTGGCCGCGCTGGTCTTGGCGGCCGCCAGCGGCTCGCCCTTCGCCAGCATTTTTTCCTTTACTGACTCGTACATCAGGTAATCGGCTTTCGGCACGGGCTTGTCTCCGAGCATCGATCTCGGCGGCGAGTGTAGCCTCAAACAGGTCACTGCCGTAGAGCCGCCTGCCGGCCTCCCGCCAGGTCTCAGGTCGCTTTCCTTCTCGCTGCGGCGCCGGTGTCTTCAATCCGCGCTCGAGCACGAACCGGACGAAACCCACGACGAACTTCTTGCGCTCCTCGAGATAGGCGTCGACGGTGGCCTGGAGTTTCCGCCGTCCTTCCTGGTCATCCGTCATTTCTTGGCATCCCCTTCGCCGAGTAGCGTCTCGAACTGCGCCTCCAAGGCCTCGAGGTCCTTCATCGGGACCTTCGACAGGTCGAAGGACACATGCAGGTGCCGATGCCGGTGTTCCATTATAATTCTTTCGTTAAAGAGCCCGAGGTGCTTGCCAATCTCAAACAGCTTGCCGTCTCGATCTCTCCATTTCCAATCAATACTCCCCTTATCCCCACGGCGGAACACCTCGACCGCGGTCAGTTGGTCGCGGGTGAGCTCGTGCACGTACTTGCGCCGGGCCCATGGGACCTTCCGCCCCGTTTGTTTGCCAGTCTTCTCATCCACCTCATCCTTTTCGTAGAAGACCAGGTAGTCGTACTCGTTAGCGAAAGCGATCTTCGTCATCTCATCGAGCACGGTTTTTGTGTCGACACCCACCTCGACCGCGATCGCCTGAGCTCGACTGGCCTGCAACCAGCTCACATAGTCGCGATATTTCGCGATGAGCTTGCCCGCCCACGCCTTCGCCCATTGAAGCGAGTAACCCGCGATCTTGGCCGCGTCCTGCTGGCTGCCGCTCTTTGCAAATTCGATGAGGAATGTTTGCTGCTGCTGCTTGCGCGGAATGGCGCCCGGGAAACCGTACTTGGTGTCGACCACCGGTTTGTTACTGGGCGTTTCAGGCTGTTTCGTCATAGACTCCGCCGACTATCAAACTCTAAGAGGCGCACCCATGGCTCGCGTGATTAACAAATACCACCTGACCGCCGAGGCCACCGTGCAGGCCGTCGAGATGCCGAAACGCGCGCGGGTGGTATCTGTCGGTATGGGGGAGGGTGGCCCGTGGCTGTTCGCCGAGGTGTACCAGGATGTCGACACCGTGGCGTTCGACGTGCGCAACTACCGTCATTTCGTGGTCGTGGTCTCTGGTGGGGCCGTGCCGGAGGGCGCGGGCTACGTCGGTAGCTGCGCTCTGCAGTTGACCGGCAGGAAAGTGGTCGACTATCACGTCTACGAGGTTAGACCTGGTCGGTCGTCAGGGACCTGATCCAGGCCAGATTCGCGTTACGGTCTTGCAGGATCTCCTGCAGATGGACGAAGACCACCGCGGGCTTCATCCGCGGGCCCTCGCGCACCTCGAGGAGTTTTACCTGCTTGTCATCCACCATCACGTTGCCGTTCTTTAGTGAGTCCTGAAGCACCTTCACCCGGTTGTCGATATCGTGACCCTTCTCGTCGGCGAAGCAGCACAGGATCCGCAGCGCCAGCGGGTGCGGTGATCGGTACCAAGCTTTGCGCTCGAGCATGAGCTCGCGAACATACTTCTGGTACGCCTTGCCCTCGTGGGTCACGTACCGGATGGGGAAATTGCGCTTGTGCTGCTCAGACCAGGTGATGCGCTCGGCCCAGTAGGCGTTTATTGAGGGTGGCATCGGGAGCGGGACTGCTGCAAGAAGCGTTCGACGCGTCGACGTACCAGCGGACTCGCCCACAACCAGGCCAGGCTCCACATGCTGTATTGGAGCAGGAGAGAGGTCGAGGCTAAATGCTCCGTCTGAAGGCCCCACTTCGACTCCCAGCTCTGGACGCCCCCCGCCACCCTTCCGTCTATCCCGAACGTTCCGACGTGCATCTGGTGATGCAGGGGTATCTGCAACGCCTCGTTCTGCTTTTGGCCGACTCCCGGGGTCCCGAACAGGCTTCCCGCCATCGACCCGCCCCGGCAGTGGTGCAGGGTCACTGACTTTTGGCCGCTCACGCAGCACACCAGCCGCCTCAGCCTCTTTTCGTGTTCGGTAACGGAGCATGGGAGCTTTACCTCATTGGACTCGACGGCGCACCAGGGATTGTCACAAAAGCGTCCTTGCGTGAACGGACAGGGCGGCCCACACGGTTTCCCCTCGCCGTGCGGGTCAAACGAAGCGGCCGCGCACCGCGGGGTGAGTTCGATCACGCAATCAGCCGCGGCTGCCGCTGGGCTGCCATAGCTGCAGGATTCATCCAAAGGACCTCGGTGCGTTTGCGGTTCCGCTCGACGCGCACCTCCATGGTCACCTGTCCCCAGCCTTTGTACAGGTCGTTATAGAGCTCGCAGGGGTAGCTTGAGATCAACACCAGGCCGGTGCACGCGTGCAAGGTCGACGCCAGTACAACATGGTCCGCGTCGGTCATCTCGTGGGTGTACCCGTGGCCAGTCTTCGGCGCGCTACGTGTCGAAAGTAGGTACGGCGGATCGCAGTAGGTCAGCACGTCGGGACCATCAAGCCTGGAAATGAGCTTTAGCGCGTTGCAGCGCTCGATCATCACTCCGCGCAGGCGCTGGTGGAAAAACTCTATCTCCTTCGGCCAGGTCGCCCATTCATGCGCCGCTGTCGACCGCTCTTGAGACGGCCTCGCCCGGAAACCCGTCCGGTACCGGCGCGTAATGCCATCGCTGCCCTGTCCCATGAAACTGATTGTGATGGCCTTGTGGGCGGCATCTATCTTGTCGACCGGTAGCTGGTACGACCATTCATAGGATCCGCGAGCGTACGGCGTGAGCTCGAGGCGCCGTCGCAATTCAGCGGCAGAGACCGGATCGCGCAGGACCTCGTAGACGTTGACGATACGGTCATCGATCTCGTTGATCGTCTCGCACGGGCTGCGGGGTTTCTGAAAGAACACTGACCCAGCGCCGGCGAACGGCTCGACGTAGGCCCGATGGGGCGGGAAGTGCTGCACTATCCAGTGCGCGATTCGGAACTTGCCGCCGTGGTACCTGAGCATGGGTCTCACTGCGCGCGCCCCGTGTCTGGTACCACAATCCGCGGCCCGTGCTCCTTCTCGGACTCCGGGAGTCGGTGCCCGAACCGGTCACCTAGTTGCGCCACCTCTGCGTCACGTAGGTCGCGGTCGATGTAATCCTCGAGGGCGCGGCGCAGGTTCATGTTGGCCTTTTCGTCCATCGGGTGGTTGTAGGCGTACACGTAGTGCGCCATGACGGCCGTGGCGCACTGGTCGCCCAAGCGCTGCAGGCGGCCGATTTCCGCGGACAGCGACCGCAGGAGCTTCATGATCTCTGTCCACGGCATATCTCGGACGCGCACGGCACCGTGGACAGATGAGTCACCTGATGGTTGCCTACCCATGGTTCACGTTCTTGCCCTTTGATGACCGTCGCGGCTCTGGCGGCATGTGCTCCTTCCAAGTCGAGCCCGCATCTCCAATGAGTACCAGCGATGTGCGCTGGCGCTCAGTACCGTCAGCATTGATCCAAGTCCCGCCGTCTTCATCCAGAAGTCGATAGGTGTGCATGGCGCCACGGTAGACCGGCAGGATTACGCAACCATCTGCCTCTCGAGGATCTCGGTAGCTGCCCTTGTCCACGTAGACTGATTTTCGCCCGTGTCCCTGAGCGATCAGTTTGGTGAGTAGCTTGTGGAGTTGGTTGACTGTCATGTCTCGCTCACAGAAAATCTTTTGGCTGGTGGTGAAGATACTTCGCAACCCGTTGGAGTTTGTCCTCGCGCCACTCCGTCAGATGCTCCTGCATCACATCCTGCGCTTCCTTCATGATCTGTATGGCGGCGAGTACATCGCCCATTTCGCGCTCCAATGCCTCGCGGTTGTCGGTGCTAGGGTCGTTCGGATGGTGGCTCGTATATCCATGGCGCTGGATCTTCGCAATCGCTTGAATGACCTCTGCGCATTCTTCAGCCAGGAGCGCAAGCCGCTCAGCCTCGCCCGGTGTCAGATTATTGAAGTGTCGCGTGGTCACCTGTCATTCTCCTATAAGAAGCGCGTTCCCGTTCACTTGCAACACTCCCAGCACGCGCAGCTCGGCGGGTGCGGGGCTCCTAATCGAGGCTGCTCCGTGACTTTCAGCGGTTGCTTAGGCCCAATGTGACACTCGTGGTAGACGCCTTGGCCACCGTAGGGAGCCTGAATCCACGTATTACCGCAGTGGTTGCACTTGTCGCCCGCTTTCGGCGCGCGGAACTCGCCGACTAAGCCAGCGAAGCGCGGCGACGGCGCGGATGTTTCCACCGGTCGCCTTTCATGGTGCGCAACCAATAGTCTGGTTATCCGCTCTCTTACGCCTTCATCCCATTCAGACCATGCCTCAGCCCACTCGCCTTTGACGACATCGAGAATCATGCAAGCATCGGTCAGCGCGCTGGCTGCTGCATCAGGTAAGAAACCCGACGGTTCCACAGGTCGCCGTAGAGCGCCGACGAGATCCAATCCACAATCGCGGCACTTGAGGTCCGCTCGCTCGTGTTTGCAGTCGGCCACCGGGATCGGATCAGGCGCCACTTGGTACAGAGGAGTCCAACGGTGACCATCGTCCGGGGGGCCATCGCAGTCTGGAACCACCTCCACATCGTACTCAGTCGGTTCGCCAGGCACGTAACTGGAGACGCCCCGCATCCACGCCGAGGGAATCGGACGCAGCGCTTTCGTCTCGACGGGTGAGTCCGTAAGGACTGGGACCGTTGCGTGAGCCTGCCATGCATTCCAGGCGATGCGCGTTGGCACGCTGAAATAGTTCTCATTCTCGGCATCCCAATCGATGTTGTAATCCTGGGTTTTGGCGAAGCACTCGAAGAAAGAGCGCTCATTTGAGGTGAGCGCTTCCCGCTGCGGTTTCACGTCGGGATGGATCGGGCAAGCCTCGCCAGGAACGAAGGTGCCGTCAGGATCGGTGAAGGCGCATTTGCAATGGGTCATGTTAGTCCTCGTACCAGTCAAGAGGAGCCGGCTTCCCACAGTGAATGCAGAGATGTGCCCGCTCACCGCGCTCCCATTGGTTCCCAGGCTTATCGGCCAGGAGATCGAGCCGGCCAGCCTGCTCGTTCAGGAAGATGACCTGCTCGTGCAGCTTTGCGACATTGAATTTCATGGTTCTTGCCTATACCAACGTTCATACGGACGACGGATCTCGTCGTGGAAGCGCTTCACCGCCGCTGGGTCCCGGTCAAGGTCCGAGAGGCTCTCGACTTTGATGACTTGTTTCGTGTACCGGCGCGCGAGCTCTGGTGTCCATTGCTTGACGAGCGTCGGCTTTGTTTCTTGGAGGAACTGGACGTAGAGCGCGCTCGTGACAAGGAGGTGAACCGAGGAGGAAAACCGCCGTGGTTTTCCACCACCTGAAGCAGCTTTTCGAGCTCCACTAGGCGCACCCGTAGGAGCGCGGTCAGCTTGTTCACCCGCCTCAGCGCCCTCCTGCACTCCTGACGCAGTTGCGCTGGGCTCAAGTACGCCAGTTTGAACTCCCACTCCAGACTCCCTAGGAAGCTGTCCTTCGGCGCGATCTCGCTGATTCTGGTTAACGGGTGTGTCGTCATCGTTTAGCTCTACCAGCACCAGGGTAAACACGTCTCCCGGGGTGCCATTTTTGCGCCGGACGCAGCCGCAGAACGGGTGCATCTCGACTTCATTGTCCAGCCAGAATTTGATCGACTGCCCTACCGCGGAGGAGTCCTTCCACGCGGCTAGCATCACCTCGCAACTCATGAGGAGTTCGCCGGTGGTGACACGGCCAAACGCCGCCTTAAATCTGGATCCCATCCGGCCGCCGCGGCGCTGCTGGTACTTCTTGAACGGGTGCACCCGTCCGTAGGCCTCGCCGCAGACTCGGAACTCGACCATCCGGCCGTTCTCGAGGTCCCACGATGCGTTTAGGAGCTCGACCTCGCCCTGGAATGCGATGAGTCCCTCGCTCATGCGTTCGCCTTCTTCTTGTCGCGCGATTTAGCCCGCCGGATCTGCACGAACTTCAGCCACCGTAGGGTTGGCATTCCAGGTGACTGCACCTGGTCGTAGTTCCACTCCCGGGGCGGCATGGCCTTGTATTTGTCCTGGTAGGCGTACGCCGCCCACCCTTGCTTGTAACCTTTCTCTGCCGCGTAGCCGCGCAGCTCGGCAAAGAAGGTGCGGCGCTCGATCTCGCCGACATCGGGCTCCTTGCCCTGAATCGGGACCAGTTCGCCGTCGACGACGTGGAATTTTTTGGCAGTCTTCTCGAAGTAGTAGCCGCAGTCGGGGCAGGTCAGCGAGCCGGTGAACACCAGCGTGCATTTCTTGCAGCGCAAGTGCATGACCTTGTCTTTGACCTTCCCAGCACGCGAATTTTTGCCTCTTCCTTTGTGAGTTACCTCCTTGATGCCCTGCAGGGTCCAGTGCCGGTCGTCCTCGAAATATCCATGCTCGTACACCGCACCGGAGTGGTCGTTCACGATGAAATCGCGCTTACCACTGCTATCGTCCTTGCGGGCGCCGCGGCCGAGTCTCTGGATGTACTTGACTACCGACAGGCTTGGGCAGGCCAGCACAATCGCGCTCACCGCCGGCAGGTCGAACCCATACGTGGCCAGGTCGACGTTACACAGGACCTGGGTCTCGCCGGTGCTCAGGCGATCGAAAACCGCGTCCCGATAGTCCTCTTCTGCGGTACCGTCGCAGTGCTCGGCAGCGACGCCTGCCTCACGGAATTGCTCGGCCAGCCATACCGACTTCTGCACAGAGCTCGCAAACAGGATGGTGCGCCGGTCGGAACAGCGCTCGAGCCAGCTCGGCACGATGCCGCCGACCAGGGGATCCATGGCGACCTCAACGTCCTTTTTGTTGTACTCGGCGGCCACGATCCGCGCGCTCTTCAGGTCAGGCCTCGAGGGCGCGAAGTGTCGCGACGGCGTGAGGTAGCCAAGGCGTATCAACTGCATCGGGGTTGCGATCTCGATCAGCCGCTCGAAGCCGATATTCATCGCCCGGCCGTCGTGGCGGCCTGGTGTGGCCGTAAGACCGATGATGATGGTCGGCGGCGGGAAGAGCTCCATAAGTTGCATCCGCAACGCCGTGATGTAGAGGTGGACCTCGTCGACGATCACGTACTGGATGGGCGGCAGCACCAACCTTTGTCGTTTGAGCACGCGGGACACGAGGGTGTCGACGCTGGCGACCTGCAGAGGTGAGTACAGGTTTTGGTTGCGGGAACTCGAGACAATCATGTTGTAGTCGCCGAACGCCCACGTGTCGAGCTTCCGCGCGGTCTGTCGTAGGAGCTCACGGCGAGGGGCCATAAACATCGCGGTCATCCCGCGTTCTCGAGCTCTCCAGAGTAACTCCATGGCAATGACCGTCTTACCGCTGCCCGTCGGGGAGGCCACTAGGATGCGGCGGAACCGCTCCTGCTCCTGAATGATCCGCTCCACTCCCTCGGCCTGGAACGGCCAAAGGGTCCACGGCCGCTGGCCCATACCGCCTGAGCATAAATCCGTCTGAATCCCCCCAGTGCTCATAGGCGTAGCAATCTGCATCATCGTATCTATTCCACTCGGGGCTGTAGAAACTGACGGGGATCTTGTCTTTTTTGTATATGGCAGTGATCCACACGGCCCCGTCACGCTGCAAGGCCTTCACCAGTCGATCGAGCTCCGCCGGCCGCCGTTCGAAGTGCGCTACCACGTGCTGACCTTCGACTGGCCAGAAGTACAGCATGGGGTCGAAACTGCGCCGATAGGTCAGCGTCCCTTCCATGTCCACGCGACTGCGCTGGCACTCCTCCTCGGCGAATACGTCGATGAACACCGGCTCATAGTCGCTGCGGAGGAGCTCATACAGGTTTTTGCCGCCCGTGGGGAACAACTGCTTGGGACGTGGTTCCCGCACGGGCACAGCCTCCTGTTAGCTGACCTTTTTGGTGACGAGCGCGGGATCACGACGGATGTGGGCCGTGAAGTGCTTCCCTTTCGACTCGGCCAGCATCAGGTCGTTGTAGTGCTTCTCCACGATCGCATCGTTTTGCGAGGTGTACTGATACACGCCTCCGCCCTTGAACTCGATTTCGAGCACCGCGGGCGGCCCCTTCTCGAAGCCAATGGATGCGATGTTGCTGGAGTCGACGGGTTTTCTTTGCATCGTTGCTATCTCCTACGTGGGTGTTCAGTTAGTTGGACCGGGCGTTGACCGCGCACCTCTACCCTAGCAACCTGTTACACATTGTTGCAAGCAGTTTCAGTTCAGTGACGCGTAACGGTGTGTCGTTTGACCCGGTGCTCGACTACCTGACCGCGGGAATTCACATAGAACACATCGCTCGACCACGACCTGGTCGACGGTTGTCCCTCGAGGAGGGCCCGCAGCCAGCGAAGCAGTTTCACTTCGGTGACACTACCGCGCGCACCCTGTCCAGTCGGCGAGCGCGCACGAAGTCCAGCAAGCGACTCACCCCGCGGTCCCGCGAATAGGTGCGGTCCCTGGGAATGAACAGCCCGGTGCTCGGCCAGAAGTCAGCCACGCCGTCGACGACAAGGTGCGCGCCGCCGTTACGACTCTCAAACGGGATACCCTGCTGCCTGAGTAGCTCGGTCGAGTTTTCCGTGTTCGACCGGCGCTTCTCCCTGCGCATCACCGTGTAATCCCGGAAGTAATCGCCCATGTCGCCCATGGTCAGCCCTTCTCGTAGAGTATTTTTCGGGTTCGCTTGTCGCGCACCACCAGCCGACGCCGGCCGCAGGCCTCGCACTTCGAGGTGATCTCGACGATCGATTTGCCGACCGGTTCGTACTCCCGGGTTTTCACTTCACCACCGCAGGGGCATTGCATCGCTTACGTCCTTCAGTGATCGGGATGAGCAGCGAGCGTAACACCGTGTAACAGACCGTCACAAGCTCGATGACTTACGGCCGATTTTTAGCCCTTAGTCGCCTGAGTTCCTTCCGATCGAGTTCCGAAGCCTGGCCGATCTCGACTAATAGTTCGAGTTCTAGGACCCGTCTGCCCTCCAGGAACCGAACTTGTCCTTTGAGGTTGCGCCGGATGTTCCCGTATCGCCGATTAAAGATATTTACGTCCCCAGCGACGCTCCCCGTCTGTCCGTAAACCTTGTGGTGTCGGTCGTGTCGATACGCTGGTTTTCTATTTCTCGCGGGCATAGCTATCCCTTTACCCTCCCGAAGGAGGTTCTACATTCTGGGTCTTCATCCTTGCTCGGGTTGAGGGACCAGGTCGCTGGGTGGGCGTTGCCTGGGTTTTAGCCGCCCGTCTGGCTGACACGTCGGGGGGTACATGACCAGCAGCGCCACCCGAAGCGCCCATGAAGTTTCGTCGGTCAGACGGCGCAGGATGGCCGTAACCGGAGTGTAACAAGATGCAATGAGGTGAAACTTGTGTAACAGCGTGAAACAGGTAGAATTGATCCCGTTCACGCAGTAGGTGCCTTCACGTTTCAACCTACTGCATCGAGGTACACGCTGGTAACGGGTATCTCGCGCAACGCCTCAGCGACTCACGTCCCTGGGGCGTTTGTCGTTTTATACCCCGCTATCCCTTGGACTTCAACGCCGCGTTGCGGGCTGGAGCATAGGTATGCCTTAGTTATGGCACAGGTGTGGCACAGATAGCCGCCCCTTCCCCGCCGACTCGAGGGTATCCGGCTTGGGCCAGTGCGCGCAGGGCCGCAAGCACTACCCCGGGCCCGACCTTCTTGGTGCTTTCAGGGTAGTAGCACGTCCATTCCTGGGACCAATATGGGCCCCATTGCACGGGGTGCGTGTAGCCGTAGATGCCGACGACAGGGGTACCGACCACGCCGGCCAGGTGCAGGGTGCCGGTGTCGGGTGAAACCAAGCAGCACGCGCCGGCCAGGAGATCCAGCAGTTCAGCCAGGGTGCATGCGAGCTCCAGGACGGGGATTTTGCGGCGAATCTCCTCGAGAAGCTGCAGGTCGGGGCCGCGGCCAGAGTGGACGGCCACGACCATACGGCCCAGTTCCTCCCGGGCGCAACGGATGACAGCCGCCCAACCGTCCACCGTCCAGTCCTTGGCGGTGGAGGAGGAGCACAGGTTGAGCAGGAGCGTATTGCCGGGTTCAGGCACGGCGTCCGTAAGGCCCCAGTGAGCGCGGTCTCCTGGGCCTGGTGGTCGGCCATGGACGCGCTCCCAATAGTCCACCAGGGCATGCCGCTGCTCACTGATGGGGCCCGACAAGTCCTCGACCCGACGGCTACAGACGGCCACGCCTGTCTCGACGGTAGGCGTCTCCAGGAGCAGTACGCGGGAGCTCGGGGGAATGGCCGTACGGAGCCGCCGGCCGCCCATCATGCCGCCGGTCATCACCTGCCAATCGATGTCGGGGATGTGCCCAACCAGGCGGTGAGCATCCGCCTGGATGAGCCAAGTGACCTGAGCGCCTCGAGCCTGCAGTGCGCGCACCGCCGGCAGGAGGAGAGCCACGTCGCCGATTCGTCCGCTACGGACGACCGTGACGTGCTGGGTCAGACTGGAGAGCCTTCTGTGCCGCCTGGGCCCGCGGCGCCACCGATGCCGGCCGACTGCTCGGCAGCCTCTTCCTGGGGACTCTCGCCAGCTTCCTCCGCCGGTGAGCCCTCAGCCATGGCCCCGGCGCCCTGCGGCATGCCGTGCATGGGGTCCTCGGCGTGCTGCATGTGCTCGTGGGTGCCGGCAGCGTGCGCACCGGAGTGGTCGCTGTGGTGCGGCTTGTGCTGTCCGGGACGGCCCTGACGGGGATGCTTGATGTACGGGATGTCACTCATCGCGTGCTTACTCCTGCCTGCCGCGGTTGTGGGACAGCGCCGGGAGCTCCAGCGAGCTCGGATGCTCGTCGAGAGCCATGTCCGACTTGCCCTCATTGCCGTGCGAACCGAACGCCGGCGAGTCACCCGACTCGGTTCCGCCGCCACTCTTGTCCGAACCACCCTCCGAAGCTGTCAGCCCGTCGTGCGGGATGTGCGCGTTGTTCATGTGGTGGTGTGTCCCACGGACATGAGCACCGGACGAGTCGGTGTGGTGCGAAAGCGGGTGCCGGCTCGGGTGGTCGCCGTGCGGTGGGCTGTGTTTGGACATGATGCGCTCCAGACTATGGTGCGAGGTGGGGGAAAGTGGGGTCAACCGCCCTGCTTGATGCCAGGGAAACGGGCGTGAACCTTCCTGCTGATGGTGGCCCGCTCGGCCGGGGAGGCTTGCTGAGAAGCCCGCGCCAAGGCATTGCGGGCATGACTCGCATCGGGAATGGGATAGCGCCGGCCGGGGAGCGCAAACGTTGAGGCGCTGAGTTTCGAGCGCGCAGTCGGCGTGAGTTTGGCCATCGAGGTCTCCCGGAGGTTGACTTCCGGGGAGAAGTGTACCGCGCAGGCTGAATTGGTGCGATAACGAAGGGGGCCCCCGTCTCAGAGGGCCCCCACCGCCCTACCAGCAACCCACGGACACCGCTCTCGGTGGCGGGCCGACATTGGCGAGGCCGTCAGACCTCTTTCGCCGCCCTGACGTGCGCGTCTGGTTCGGGACCCTTGCGGGTTTAGCCCGCGCGGCGGAAGCCGTGGACCCGGCCCGCCATCGAACAATATTCCTGGAGCTTGCGACCGAGGTTGTGGTCCTCGGGATTCGGCTTGACGCTGTTCGCAGTCATGACGAGCTCGGCCATCCGCTCCAGTTGGCGGACGGTGAATTCCGTCGGCAGCGTCAGGTCGTCCAGTGCTTCCATGGAAACTATAGTGACACGGCTTGTAACAACGTGCAACAACGGGTAGCGTAGATGAAACCCATAGCACGAGGTCCACGTGTCGCAACCTTCGGTTCTGCCCTCTCCTCGGTCATGTCGCGCTCCTGTGCATTTACGGCTCCTGAGCAATGCCGTGCGAATGCCCCTCAGGCCCGGTCAATCTATCGGCTGTCTCGAGGTCCGCGGCGTTCGCCTCGGAAAGTATGCATATGTGCAGGTCGAAGGCCAGCGGCGACTCGCACACCGTGTGATGTGGGAGCAGGTCCACGGGAGAATCCCGCTCAATAAACTGGTCTGCCACAGTTGCGACAATCGCCCATGCGTTGAGGAACAGCATTTGTTCCTCGGCACGCACCAGGACAACACAGCCGACATGATCCGCAAGGGACGCAAGCGCGTAGTGCGCGGTGAATCGGCGCCGTGGTCGCGGCTGACGGTAGAAAAAGTACTTGCAATCCGCGCTTCGGGCGAGAGCCAACGCGCTCTGGCTGCACAGTTCAATGTCTCGCTCGGCGCTATTTCTGCTATCAAGAGGAGAAAGTCATGGTCATGGCTATGATCCTGGACACCGAAGGCACAGGCCTCGATGCGCCAGATGTCGTTCAACTGGCACACACAGCTCCGATAGTCTTTGGTGAGCTCCCCAGGGATGAAGCGACCGTTCTATTTTTCAAACCGCGTAAGCCCATCTCGATCGGTGCCATGGCCACCCACGGCATCATCATGGAAGACCTCAAAACCTTCCCGGAGTGGCCTGGTTCCTACGCGCTGCCCCTCGGGGTGCACTACCTAATCGGTCACCAGATCGACTTCGACTGGGCCTCCATAGGCTCCCCGTCGGTGAAGCGAATCTGCACCATGGCGCTGGCCAAGCGGTATTGGCCTGACCTGGACTCGTACAAGCTCAGCGCGCTGATCTACCACCTGGTCAATCCCAAGGAGGCGCGCGAGATGGTCGCCACCGCTCACAACGCGGCCCAGGACATCCATCTCACCAATTTCGTGCTTGACAGCTTGCTCCACGAAATCAGCGTTTCTGACCCACTCGCCCGCGTCACCTCATGGGAGAGGTTGTGGGAGGTGTCCGAGCAGGCCCGGATCCCGCTGCGTATCGGTTTCAGCAAGTACGGGCCGAAGAACGGCAAGCCTGGAACGCTCTACAGCGAAGTGCCGCTGGGCATGCTGCGCTGGATACTAGACCCGGTGCGGATCAATGACATGGATCCGTGGGAAGTGAAGGCCGCTCAACAGCAGATCGAATTGCGAGGCTGATTCATGGCAACCGCCCAAAAAACACAACAACAAACGCAGCAGCGTCCCAAACTCTTCAGCCTCGAGGAGGTGACGCACCACCTCACTGTCGCCAGACCGACCTTCGATAGCGTGGTGGCGCACGATCAACTGCCGCTGGTCTGGGACAGTGAGTTTCAATTCGCCCGTGACCTGGTGATGAAGGACGACTGGCTGCGGCGTTGCCTGCCGCAGACTCTAGCGTCAGTGCTCCAGAACATCGCCCACGTGGGTTTGACCCTCAACCCGATCAAACATCACTGCACGATCGTTGCGCGCTGGAACAAGGACGACAAGGTTTTTGAGGCCAGTTTCCTGTCCATGTACCGCGGGTTGGTTTACCTCGCCACCCAGGCCGGAGTGCACGATATTGTCGCCGACGTGGTGTACAAGGCCGATTCGTTTCTCCTGGTGCGCAAGAGCTCGGGGGATGAGTACGAGCACGGGATCAACATCAGAGTGGCTCGAGGAGCCGACGGCAACCCGTTCCAGGGTGCGTATGTGTCCGCGAAGATGCCCAACAGCAGTGAGCGCAAGGTGGAGTGGGTGCCCGCCGAGGACATCTACAAGATGCGCGAGCAGTCCGACAGTTACAAGGATGACCAGGGAAATGTCCGCCCGAACTCACCCTGGGTCAAATGGTTCGATGAGCAGGCCAAAAAATCCGCCCTGAAGCGCGCGTCCAAGCGCTGGGAGGAGGCCATGGACCACGGTGCCAAATGGCAGCGGTTCCAGCAGGCTGTAGCTCTTGATCATCTCGCCGAGGGTCGCATCATCGAAGGGCAGGCTGAGGAGGTCGAGGTCGAGAAGCTCACCGTCGAGCAGATCACAGACATCGAGACCAAGGCCAAGGAGCTCGGCCACGGCGATGTAAACAAGTACCTGCGCAAGGTGTGCGCGGCGTACGGTACGGAAGTACTCGCGGATGTGGACAAGAAGTATTACAACGAGATCCTGGAGCGCATCGCTGCGTCCAAGGCCGAAGTAGAAAAGCGCCGCGCTAAAGGCGATAAAAAATGACCGAATCCTCGTCGCCCGTGCCAATCCGGTTCTACCGTCTCCAGCACAAGCGAGTCCCTATTCGATTCGTCGACTACGACTCGGAGCTCTGGGACCTCATTTGTGGGTCCGAGACTCTGGTGTGTCCGCATGGGTTTTTGCGGTCTGCCAACACCTGCGGCGCCTGCTCCAAGGGCGAGCCCAACAGAGCACTGGGAGTTCAGCCCGTGGATCCGGTCGAGGTGGCGTACATCCGCGAACGTGACGCGCAGTCCGCCGAGACCTGGTTCAAATTGCCGGCCCTGGGTGCCTGCGGCCGGGCCTTCATAGACCGGCGGTTTCTACTGCAGCAGATCGACGCGCTGGTGGCACCGAAGCAAATGCCACCGTGGGCCGTGCTGCTTCTCGAGTGTCGCGACGCGTTGCCGGCCATAACCCTCGCTGCGGCGAAACTGTACGGCATCGACCTGAAACTGGCCGAGCGCATCGAGGCGATGCTCGAACCGTGGCGGGTGACCGACGGCGGCCCTGGTCGTTATCCGCCTCCCGTGCGGCCTGGAATGACTTCAGATGAGTGAGAACCCACTCCAGCACAATCGGGAGTGGCACCTCGCCCGCCGCGGCAAGCTCACCAGTTCGCGCATGAAAACGATAGTGCATGGAGGCCCTCGAGCGTGGACTACCCTCATCAACAAGCTCAAGGCAGAACTGGCCAGCGATGAGGTCCTCGATCCCGACCTCGATCACATCCCCGCCATCGCTCACGGTCGCAGGTGCGAGCCGATCGCCCGGGCCAACGTGGAGATTGAGCTGGGCATCGACCTTGAGCTCGTGGGGTTCGTCACTCACCCACGGTACGACTTCATCGGCTGTTCGAGTGACGCGCTGGCGTACGGCCGCACGGTCAACTGGGAGTGCAAGTCACCCTACAACGTCGACCGCCACCGCGTGGTGTATCAGACGCGGCGGATGCCCGATGAGCACCGGCCCCAGGTGCAGTGTCAGATGTTCGTGCACAACGTCGACATGACTCTGTTCACCTCTTTCCACCCTGGTGAGCCACATTGGAAGATGCGCACGGTCACCCTCGAGGTCAAACGCGACGAGGCCTATGTTGAATACATGGTGCAGCGGTGCGAGCAGTTCATGAGGGCTTTCCGTGGTGAGTCTCCTGTAGCCACCAAGCCGATCACAATCCCGTCCATTTTCTGAAGGAAAACAACATGAAGAAAGTTTCCCTGGATGTCAGCAAAGCGATTGCGCTGGCGCCAGCAGGGTCCTACGAGGGCCGCGATATCTCCATCCTGCCTATCTTGGCGCTGGATCCACAGCTCCAGCCATTCCGCGATGCTGCGGTGAATGTGGCTGCCCAGTCGGAACGTGCCGTCATCGACTCCGAGCAGGCGTGGCAGAAGGGCGCCGACTTCCTCACGGTATGCCAGGAGCAATGGGACCAGCTCGAGGCGCTGCGCAAAGCGGTAAAAAAGCCGATCGACGACTACGGTAAATTCATCCAAGCGCTGTTTGTCCCATTGCAGACGCAATTCGCGTCCGCGAAGACCACTGTCTCTGGCCGCATGAGCTTGTTCCAGAAGGCTGAGCAGAAAAAGCGTGAGGATGCTGCCAGAGCGGTCCAAAAGGCCAACGAAGAGGCTGCGGCGAAACTGGCTCAGGAGGCGGAAGAGCGTGGCGATACGGCCGGCGCAGACGCCATCCTGCAGGTGGCTACCATGGCACCGGTTACTGCGGCACCACTACGTCTGGGTGGCACGAACTCCTTCGGCAAGTCGACTTCGACGGTGAAACGGTGGACTGGCAGCGTGGACAATCCGATGGAGGTCCTGCGTGCCATCCTCGACGGCAAGCTCCCTATATCCATCGTGTCTGGCTGGAGTCAGGTGGAAATCAATAAGGTCTCCAGCACGTTGAAGGTCGAGAAGACCGTCCACGGGTTGAAGCTCTTCCAGTCCGAAAACATCCAACAAAGATGAGCACATGACCGCGGCTTATCGCACAGAAGAAGACAATCCAGGTTGCAGCGATTGTGGCCAGGGCATGACATGGCACGTTGTCGGGCCCGACAAGGTCGCCAGCAGCACCTCCTACGAAGACGAGGAGGATGCTGACCACCTGACGCGTGAGCTCAATCGCGCGTACGAGCTCGGCCAGGCGGCCGGCGGCCCCGCAGCTATCACGTGGATTAAGTTCGCGGCTGAGAGCATGCCGCCGCACCTTGCGAGGGTCCTGGTTTGGGACGCGCAACTCAACATAGTGGCCCCCATGTTCGTCTACGAGAGCCCCGAAGAGACGCTGAAGCAGGCTCGAAAGCTCGAATACTCCCACTGGGTACTGGAAAGCGTGATACAGCCGCCCCCGGTCGAGGCTGCTCCAGCAGAAAATGCGCTGCATGAGGCGGCTGCCGAGTCACCATCGCCGGATCCTGCGCGGCAGCCAGTTACCTGCGACCCGGACTGGGGAGACGATATTCCATTTGTTTGGGCGGCGTTAATTCCTTTCGCCGGATTACTGGCATATGCGACGCAAACGCTGTTTCAGGTGTAATCGACTCAAGTCGCTTAGCGCGCCTCAAACCGCACTACCTTGCAACAAGGTGTAACAAAGTGATAGAAGTGAAACGAGACAAAAGCAATGGGGGTGTCGTGGAAGAGGTCACATTCGGCGCTGGCAAAACTCCTGCGAGGGGACGCTGGCCATTCGGGGACCTCAAAAAGGGCGAATTCTTCGAGGTGGCCGACCTCGAGAAACACGTCGCACTCCGCACTGCCGCCAGTCGTGCGCGTAAGAAGCTCAAGCGGATTTTCGCGGTGCGCAAGGTCTCCCGCGAGACCGACGGCGTCCAGGTCCTGCGCGTCTATCGCGAATAATCGATGCCCGGGTGCTGAAGTGGCAGACAGGTCACGCGCCTATTTCGGCACGGGCGTGATGGGGTGGCAGCACTCCGCGCCGGGGTTCGACTCCCCGGACCGGGCCGACACAATAACGAACGGGAGCAACGCTCATGAGTGACATGGAAAATCCTCCGCCGACCGGACCGACCAAAGGAGTGCGTCTCGCATTCCAGAAAGGTCCGCTGGGCCTGCATTTCGTTACTAGCCAGACTCCAGGTACCTATCCCGAATCGCAGGGGCCGATCGACATGGAGTACATCAACCGGCTCATCGAGATTGATGAGAGGCGCCGCGAGCACTTGGAGAAACTGCACGTTGGCAGTCAGGACCTACTCGTCGACATGGGTGATATGACCCGGGTCAACCTCGACAGCATCCGACTCGATGCTGACTACGAGTCGATGACCGAGGACATCATCCAGAACGTCAACCACATCATCCTTCAGGGCATTGACCCGATTAAGGCCATTTTCAGCATGTCCCAGGCGTTCGCCATCGTGTTGGGATTCGCTCTCCGAGCAAACATGCCTTTCGAGGTCGCCAAGGCGCTCATTACTCAGGTGATGAAGTCGGCGACGGCCGCCCAGTCCATGGTCCGCATCATCACCAAGCAGTAAGGAGAGAAATCAGTGCGCTTTGACTTCAAGAAACGGCCGGCGGAGTTCGGCGTCTTCAAAAACCGTCGCGAGAAGGACACCGGCGATGAGGAGCCGGGAAAGCTCAAGGCGATCGACCTCCCCGTGCGCCTGCAACTCAAACCGAAGGAGCTCGACATGCTCGTCCCCACCCAGGGGGTACCGCTGTCGCAGTTCCTGTTCGGTGACGACATGCGCAAGCCTGCCCTGCAGACCACGCTGTTGTCTCCGATGAAGGTATACCGCGCACCCGAGCACCTGAAAATCTCCATCTACGACGACCGGGTGGACAAGCGGAAGGTGATGACTTTCCCAGACTGCCGCGTGGAAAACCCTCATCTGGAGTTCGACGAAACCAAGGTCTACTTGTGTTTCAAAGTCGAGATTCACCCGGGCAACCAGCTCCAGCGCATCTCCGACAACGTCGAGGGTCAGGTGTGCGATTTCGAGTGTAAGGCGACGCAGCCGGAACTGTTCGACAGTGCCGACGACGACGAGGGTGCACAAGGCGGGGAAGGGCAACAGCCGCTCATGGGCGATCCTGAGGAGGGCAACAACCACGATGACGATGATTGAATAGAGTGTCTTAGCGAAGGCGCCGAAAGCGCAATAAGGAGCAGCGAGCATTCTCATATTAACCAGACGCGTAGGTGAGACCGTAATGATCGGTGACGAGGTCACCATCACGGTTCTCGGTGTCAAGGGCAACCAGGTGCGAGTGGGCATCAACGCACCGAAGTCCATTCCAGTCCATCGCGAGGAGATTTACGAGCGCATCAAGCGCGAGCAGCAGGGCGACGACGAGAAGAAGTCCTGCACCACTGAGGTCAAAGCAGCGTGAAGCGAGCAATCCCGGACGCCGTCCTTGAGCAACATACCGCCATTCTGGGTAAGACCGGCCGCGGCAAGACGACCACCGCAAAGGTCTGTGTCAAGCAGGTTCATGCCCAGGATTTTAGGGTGTGCATTCTCGACACCCTGAAGTCTGACTGGTGGGGTATCACCTCGAGCGCCGACGGACGCCGTCCGGGGTTGCCATTTCACATCTTGGGCGGCCCGCACGCCCACTTGCCGCTATCCTCGAACTCCGGGAAGGCGATCGCCGATCTGGTCGCACGTGGCCAACTGCGCCACACCATCCTAGACATGGCCGAATTCGAGCCGGGTGGTCAAATGCGGTTCTTTGCCGACTTCGCGCCCCGGCTCATGCAGCGCATGAAAGGCGTGCTGTACCTGGTCATCGAAGAGGTCCATATGCTGGCGCCCAAGGAGCGCGCCGGCATGGGTCACGAGAACATGTCGATTCACTGGGCCAAAGTGCTCGCCACCGGCGGACGCACCAAGGGGATCCGACTCATCATCCTGAGCCAGCGCACGCAGGCGGTGCACAACGCGCTGCTTGGCTCGTGTGACTCAATGATCGTGCACGGAATGACCGCGCCGGCTGACATGGAGCCGGTGGTGAAATGGCTGAAAGCGAACAGCAAAAACAAGGCTCTCAACATGGAAATCGAGGGCTCTTTATCCGGTCTGCCCCGCGGCGAGGCCTGGGTGTGCAGCGCGGAGGCGGGCCTATTTGAACGCGTTCAAATGCCCGAGCACGGGACCTACGACAACACTCGGACGCCCACCGACGACGAGGAGCTCCTTGAGGTCAAAACTGCGCCTATCGATCTCGAACAATTGCGGACGATGCTGGGTAAGGCGGCTACTGAGGCTGAGGCTAACGATCCCGTCGTGCTGCGTAAGCGCATCGCTGAACTCGAAGCGGAAGTGCGTAAAGGGCTGCGTAACCACCCAGTTATCATCACAGCGCAGATCCTCGAGGCGCGTAGCGAGGAGCGATCGAGGGCGCGTGATGCCATGTCGACCATCCTAGGAAAGGTCGACACGCTGCGCGACGATGTCTCGAGGCACTATCTGGCGTACAACGCTGATCGCTTGCATCTGCCGCCCGGTGTGCCACAGCCGCAGCAGTCCCTGGTCGATGACGCGCGCCGAGTACCCGACGGCGGCGGCAACCCTCCCATTCAGTACGAGGACCTGAAGACTGTCCCGCGCAAAGGCCCGCACCGGGTCGAGTCTCAGTTCGTGATCACACAAGACGACGACGGTGGTACGACCGTTCGCCCTGTCCCCACGGGCCTGCGTCTCAAGATCCTGGGCGGTCTGCGATGGCTGGAGGCGCGCGACATACGGCAAGCGCCTCGTGCCACCCTCGGAGCTCTGGCCAACTTCACACCCGATAAGGGCTATGGAGCTCGCACGCTGGGGGAGATGAAGACAGACGGCCTGGTGTTCTATCCCTCGCCAGGCCTGGTCGAGCTCACTCCCGAGGGGCGCCTGCTCGCGCCGGAACCGCCTGAGTACGCAACGATGTACGAGGCTTGGGCAGCGATCACCACCGGACTACACCGCGAAGTACTTACCTTCCTGGAATCCTGTCACCCAAATGCCACGTCCCGCGAATTTATGGGCAAGCACATGGGGAAGCAGTTCGAGAAGGGCTACGGCGCTCGAGTACTCGGTGAGATGAAGACCATGGGCATCATTCGGTATCCGACTCCTGGGACACTCGCGCTCACCGAGCACGTCATGCCGGCCTGCGACGGCTACTAGTTCACTTCGAGACCGCAATCCTATTGAGTGCGTCTGTCTTGGCGGCGGATCCCGCCGAACTCCCGAAGTAGTACGTCATGATGCCGGCCCATGCCGTGGCCAGCGAGCCGAGCATCAGCGTTAACGCCTCTCCACCTCCGTCCTTCGGTGTGCCGTGGAAGATCAGCACGCCCAGCATGGTGAACAGACCGGCAGTGACCAGGTAGGCGAGCACCTTGGGCGTGATGTCGTGGGTGGCGATCTCACGCGCTCGAGCGTTTGCGGTGTCCTGGTACACCAGCGCCTCTTCAGAGATGCCGAGCTGCTTCATCTGCTCCTGAAACGCGTTGTCAGCGTTCTTGAGCGCGAGCAACTGGTCGGGGGTCGCGTTGAGCAACGTCTGCTCTGCCGCTTTGGGGTCCGTGGTGTTGAGCACGGCACCCAACGCCGCGTTGGCGATCGGGGCGAACGGGCCCAGGAAGGCCGTGGCCAGTGTCGGTGCAACGGTCTTCAACACTTGCAGCGCTTTGGTTCCGAAGTTCATGACGTACCCTCTACCAGTTGATAGGCCCACGCACCGGCGTGTCCCGTCGCGGTCAGCGCCTGCCTGCGAGGGGCAAGCCCCGCTGGCGCCGCCGCGATGTGGATCCACGCGGAACACTCGAAAATGATCTGGTCATAGGGGAGCTCGACCCGCTGCCTCAGCATGTCGAAGGTCGTGCGCAGGTCCAGGCCTATGGGAATGAAGTCAGCCGCGCACCCAGCGAGGTGGGCGCTGGTGTGTGCCCCACCCACCACCACATTCAGCGCCGCCGAGCGAAACCCGCTGTTGATGTGCATCGGGACGAGCACGAGGCCTCGCACCGGCTCGAGCAGCGTCTCGCACAGGCGCTTGAGATTCTCGACAGCCGACGGCGGCGGGGTGTTGTCGATCTCGTGACGCAGTGCCGTCTCGGAGTACGTCAGTTCCTCGAGGGAAAAGTGCTGGCTGAGCTTCGTAGTCATCTCAGCAGTGCACCACGATCGGGAACATCGAGGCGATGAGCATCGTCTCGGTTTCGCTCCAATCGTTCACGTTTTTGCTGCAGATGTCGGTCACGCGTCCCGACCAGGTCGTGCCGTTCGAGTCATCGAACGCCAGCAGTTTCGCGTAGTTCGCGGTGCCCGGTTGAATGGCGTTCCGCATCTCTTCGCGCTGGTTAATGATTCCGCCCGCTCCCATCGTGTGACTCCTGAAATGATTGTGAATCGAGATTGCCCTGCGGCCCGCGGGTGTAGTCCCCTGGAAGCGCTAGGCCACGCCGGTGCGCGACGACAGTCCAGTCATCGAGCTTCAACTCGGTCATGCGGTACTGCCGTTGCAGGTCTGCCATGTGCTCGGTCAGTGACGCGGTTTGCCTCTCCCATTCGCGCTGCAGGGTGAGCTCGTGTTGGCGCTGTAGGGCTTCCTGGTTTCTACGCTCCGCCGTGTTCTCGCCGATAACCCACGCGGCCAGGCAGACGACGGCCAGCAGCACGAACACTAGCGCGAGGGTCGGAGCTCCCAGGTTTACCGTCAGGTTGGTCTGGTGGGCCCCAGCCTCGAGGGTGTTGGAATTATCGCTGGAAGGTCCACGTCGGAAAATCATTGCAGTTCGCGGTAGCGCCGCTGCATGAGGCGCTCTCTGAGGGACTCGGCGTACTCATCCATCTCGTCGGCTACCTGCCGCAATTCCCTCGCGGGGCGTCCGGTGAGTTTCGATGCCTCGAGGTGCAGCCGGACCACGGTGGCCTTGTGGGCGTCAATCATGGCTTCCAGGACCCGGCGGAACCGGTGGGTGGGCGATTCAGGCGGTTCATCGTTGACGGCCATGGAAACGCATTTTAGTGATGTCTCAGTATCGGCGCCGTTCTACCTGACCTGGTGGAGGCTGCGGCGGCTGTGGCCGTAGCTCAGCTATCTTAATCGCAAGCTCGCCCAGTCGCTTCTCGATTGCCAAGGCGCCCTCGAAGTGCCGCGCGTCGAGCCGCTCGAAGCGCCCGCTGTTCTCGATATGCCGCTTATCCCTCTCCAGTTCCATTTTCTCGACCTTCGAGTCGAAGTCTTGGCGCGTAAGCTGTTGGTCCTTCAGCTTTTCCACGTCACGCCACAATTTCGCAGCCAGTACCGATAGCAGTGACATGAAGATGTACCCCACGTAGGTGAAGAGGTGGTACCAGTCCAGAGTGACAGGCGGCGTATTCCCCACTACGCGATACCCTGGGCCATTTGCGAGAAGTACTTGCGCGCAGCCGAATCCGGTTCAAGAGGTAGCGCTGCGACCAGGTCGGCAGTCCGCGGCATACCCTGCTGACGCATCGAGGTAGCGGTCTTGCGCCGCGCTGCGGCCGCCTTGGCGCGGTCCTGGTCCACAAGGGCCTTGGTCTGCGCCATGCGCTTGCGAGCTTCGATATACTCCTTCGTGATCTCCGCCGCACCTTCCTTATCCCCTGCCAGGGCCGCCTTCTTAATCTTGTACTTCAGCTCGCCCACGTACTTTTGATCGGCCTCGAGGCGCTGGCGGCGCTCCATCTGCTCGCCCGAGGTGATATACCCCGGGGCGGGTGTCACCCCCACCATCGGCAGCACCTTCTTGACGGCCGCGCCAAACCCGGTGGGCTGCTCGGTGGCTTCCATCTGCTGGCGTCCCTGGAACGAGAACGGCGTCATTTCATGGCCGGCGAACTGCAACTGCTGCAGTTTCTGCTGCCAGTACCCCGCTTCAGGGTCCGTGATCGGGTTGCCGAAAAAGTCCTGGTTCGAGTACAGGTTGCCCATGAGGCTGAAGATGGGGTTCAGCTTGTTCACCACCGTGGTACCGGGCCGGTGGGCGTACTCGTAGACATCCTTCACGTAGGACGGCAGCGACACCCGCTGGGGCGTGCCGTAGTTCGTGACGCCGCCGCTACGCGGGAAAAAGTAGTCCTTGAGCTCCTGCGGCCCCTGCCCGGTGGCCATGTACTGGTACATCGCGCCGTACAGCGCGGTGGTGGTCGCCATGGCCAGCACGTAAGGGATCCGGTGGCCGAGGTCCTGAGCTGTGATCTTGCCGGTGCGGATGAGCTTATCGACCGCACGAGCGATGTCGATCGGAGCTCCTCCGATCTCGCGCACGGTACCCACGTTCCAGCCGACGGCGCGGATGCCCAGGTGCAGCGAGTCCTTCATGGTCCGGTTCCAGAACAGGTTGTCATAGACCATCTCGCCGAGACGGTTGTCGACCGAGTCCCAGATTTTCTGCATGGCGGCCGCGCGCTCGTTCGGGTTCTCGAGTGGGTTGCGGCGCAGGTGGTCGGTGGCGAGGTCCGAGAAGACTCCCAGTTTCTGCATCGGCACCAGGTGTTCCATGATCCAGGACGTGGACGCGCGGACGATCCGCATGGCCACCTCCACGGGCACCTCCATTTTGGGCGTGGTGGCCCAGATTTCCTGCATGCCGCGCATGAGTTTGTTGCCGTACTCGACCGGGAAGCTACCGAGGGCCCGCCCCAGGTTCTGCAGTTTGTCGGTAGGTGCTGTGAGCGCCTGCCGCACGTCATTGCTCAGTGAGCGCAACCCTGCGCCGCGGAACGGGCTGAACCCCTCCGCCGCCTGGTAGTAGCGGTCCATGTGCGCCCGGCCGCCGGCCTGCTCGAGCATCCGCACCAGTTTCTGCATCTCAGGCGTCGCGCCGGCCGGATCCGAGTAGGCCTGGAGCAAGCGATATCCGCGGCGGACGTTCGTGAACGCTCCCACCGGTGTCAGCCCCTCGCCGAAGGACTGAGCCGCCTTGCCGACCTCGCCGTGCATGAGCCGCTCGATGCCTTGGGCGTTCTTCGAGATCATCGCGTCGAGGGTTGTGAACCCCAGGTGGAAGGCCGAGAAGCCCAACTGCATGGCGTTCAGGGCGTTGGCGCCGCGCCTGAAAATCTGTGCGGGCGCGAAGTCTCGCAGCGCGGACGCAGACACGTGGTTATTGATCACACGAGCCGCCTCAAGCGGCATGATGTACTGCCCACGCTCGATGAATCCATTCTCCACCTCCGACCACTGTCGCACCTTGGCGATGTTGTCGTTGATCGGCGCCCAGCCGTCCGGCATGGGGGATCCAGCCCGCAGAAACTGCGCCAGCCCGTCCTCCTTGAATCGCTTCATCAGCGTTACACCGGTCACGAACCGCTGCATCTCGCGCGTTTTGAGCAGCGTCATGATGAGCGGGTTCGTGGTGAGCGGCGTAAGGCCTGCGTCCATACCCTCCTTGATGCTCGGGATGGTGCGCATCTTGAGGAAAGACGCGGGCCCTCGAAGCGGCCGCCGGCCCATGATGGATGCGACCATGCGCTGCGCCTCGTCCGGGAAGCGCCAGTAGTGCGGGAAGTAGTTCTCGATGAAGTTATCGAGGTATCCGGCCCCCAGCCCCTGCACCTTGCCGCGCCAGGTATCCAAGATCTTGCGCATCTCATCGGCTACGGGTTGGTACTCAGGGATGGATTGCGGCACGCCGCGCTCGATCTCGTCCATCATCTGCAACTGGTCTTTGACCGGCATCCGGTCGACCTGACGCGAGAAGTGCTCAAGCGCTTCTTGGGTCTCGACCGTCTCGTGCGCGAGCTGTCCCAGGGCTGCCCGGGCGACGAGCGCAGTCTGTTTGGATTCCGGGGACATCCCGACCGGATTCGCCAGCTTGCGGAAGTCGCGCGCTACAGCAGAGTCGTGCACCGCGTTGACGGCCCGCCGGATCACGGCGTAGGCGCCGCGCTCGCGCTGTTCCTCCAGCGGCAATTCCTGCTGCCGCCGCGAGAACATCGGGAAGCCCTCGCCGAGCGCGGCCGTCTTCATCGCCGGAGTAATATCGAAGCCGTGTGCCGTTGCGGATGCCGGTCTAAATCCTGTGGCGATATCGTCCTGCATATTCGCCGAAGGGCCACCGCCCACGGATACCTCGACCGGGCCGGTCTTGGCGCCGTACTTCTTGATCAGTTTGTCAGTCTCGCGCGGCAGGATCTGGTCGTAGAAGCCGCGCATCCCTTCACCGCCAGTCCTTAGATCCAGTCCGCTGATGACATTAAACGGGCCATTTGTCTCTGTGCGTTCACCGCGCTCGATCTTATCGGCCATCTCTTGGCCGACGTATCGCGCTAGCGTCTCTTTATCGGAGTGTTGGCTACTCCAGATTCTTACGCCTTCTGGCGAGTCAACAGCGACGTTGTACAGGTTGCCGCGGCGCTGGTAAGTGATCTCGCCGACGCGGTTTTCAAGGCTATACCGCTCGGCGTTTTGCTTCCCCGTTGTCCACGCGATTCGCTCGAATCCGTTCTCCGCCGCCCAGCGCACCATGCGCTTCATGATCAGCATGGGCCAGGAGGTCTTGAACGGTGCGTGCGGCACAGCGCCCTTCGCCTGGTCATAGGCACGTTGGGCTTCAGTGAGCGCTTTTTGTGTTTCTGGGAGCCGTCGGCGGATGGCAACCGCTTCCTCTGGGGATCCTGCGTACTCCGCGCGGAATGTCTCCGCTGCACGTTCGCCGGCCTCGGAGTGCAGTAGCCCGGCTGCGTCGCGTTTTTGCTTAGCCGCTTCTATTTCTTCAGGGCTCCCTGGATATCCGTGCTGGCGCCCTTGCTGGTGCCAGTCGCTCTGCAGTTCCTCCAGGAAAAGGACTTTCTTGCCGTCTGGGTCCGTGCGCTCGTTGAAGCGGACGTGCGCCAAAATGTTCGGCTCATCCCAGTGACTGGAGCGATAAGTGGGGCGTTCCGGCCCAAGCTTGTCAGCTTCGGCGTCGCGGATATCCTGCAGCTTCATCAGGTTACGTTGCGCCCTCTGACGCTCATCTAGCGGTAGTGAAAAATCCTCGCTTTGCTGGCGGTAACGCTCTATGCCGCTCGCATATTTCTCAAAGGCAGTCTTGCGATGAGCGAGTTGTGCAGGATCGTAGTGATTCCCCATGCGAACGAGCATCTCGCGGTAGTTCTTCCCTCCTGGCAGTGTGTACTCACCGTACTTCGCGCCGCGGTCTTCGGAGGCGGTGGGATCTTCATGCTCAGCGGCCCACCGGGCAGCCACGTGGGTCGAGACATCATCCAGATCCCGGACGCGCTCCCGTATCGACTCGGGTAGTTCTTCGATCTGTGCAGGGTCCCGGAGGGAATAGGTGTCATACGTCGGAACCGTGTAGCCCTCTTCCTGGCGCGGCACGCTGATGAAGTCGAGGTTGCCATCGTTATCGAAGGCGACGGTGTGACCTTCCGCCCGTAGCAGTTCAGCGAGCCTGATCTGCTCGCGCTCGTCTGCTGTCTGAGCGCCCGCACCGTGTAGCGTTTCCTCCAACTGCAGTTTGTTGGCCCGTACGTAATCCGCAAGTTCCTCCTTCGTAATCGGTCCCTTGTGCTCCTTCAGCCAGGGCTCAAGATTCAACCATTCGAGTTCGTCAGATTTGACCCCGGTGGTCTTGCGAAGGGTTGCCAGCCACTGGCCCGCAGACGCCTTGCCCTGCTTCGACTCGGTTACCGCACGTTCGACAGGGGAGTAGAACATCGGGGCGCGCGTGGCGCGGGCCGGTTCCCCTAGGAGTGTGCCTGCCGTGCCGCGCTCCAGAGCCTGTCGGGCCTGTCCGATGAGCTTGGCGATCGCCGTGTCATCGTAGAACGGCCTGCCTGTCATGCGCGCAAAGAACGCCTTCACCGCGCGCACCGCACGAGTCCAGTACGGCACCACGGGCTTATCGATCGGCTGGCCGGAGAGATGTTGGCCGGCGGCGTAAGCAATGACCTCTTCGGCCGCGGCGCGTTTCTGGGCTGGGTCGCGTACGTCCAAACCGCTGCGGATGGCGGCAGCCTGCACTCGTTCGGGCATATCCCGCGCGATACCATCCATCACCACGTTGTACTGCGGCCCCTCCATCACCATTCGGAGTCCATGGTGCCCGACCGCTTCGTGCCAGAGATTCTCGCGGACCTCAGCCTCTGTGGCGTTGTTGCTGGCGACCAGGTGGATGCGGCCCGTATTCGGGTCGTAGACGGCGCCTGTCAGGCTTTGCGCGCCCTGCTCTTCAATGAGGCGCTTGATGGGCTGTGGAAGACTGGACACGTCGTCGTGCACCTCGACGTGCGGAAAACCGGCGACGAGGTTCGCTTCTCGTACCGTCTGGTGAACGATGCGCTCGACACTGGCGCGAGGTAGGCCTACAGTTTTGCCATGCAGATAGTCTCCTGCAGCAACTGTGGCGCGTCCCTCTACCGAAGTCCTGCGCGACTTCGGGCGAGCCGCTTCTTCTGCAATCGCCGGTGTTCCGGAGCGTTCTACAGCGCGCACGGCTTTGGCTATCGTGTCGATAAATCCGCGCACGTTGCCAGGTATCGAACCGTCCGTCGCTACGGCCAGACTATGGGAGAACATCGTTGGATCGCGCGCCAACTCATCGCTCGTGACCTTGCTCCCGGTGAGCATGTGCACCACGGAAATGGGGACGGACTTGATAACAGCCCGCGCAATCTTGAAGTTCTGAAGGCTGGCGCGCACCTGCGCCACCACCTCACGCTGCCTCTCGATATCCAGCGAATTCAGGCCATGATCAATGATGGCATCAGCATTCGCGCGATCGCCAAAAAGCTCGGTTGCGGCCGCAGTACGATCGCGCGCCGTCTCGGTTCCGCTTATTGACGTTTTTTCGGAGCGTGCCTCACTCCGATCACTTTGCCCCCCGCCTTCAGGGCGTCTAATAGCGAGCCCTCTTGGGGTTTCGCCGCGGGGCGCTCGGAGACCTTGCGCTTCTCGTTCTTGTTTGTGGGATTGGAGGGCTGCATCCGCTTTACCAAGATCCTCTCCTACACCGTACGATATACCGAGTCCCTTATAGTTGGCCATCGAACCGTCCGGCATCTGAACAATAATCTCTGAATCCTTCAGGCGGTCACGAACGCGCTCCATGAGCTCGTGCGCCTCACGATCGTGTAACGCTTGAGCGGCAAATTCGTCCCCAGACAGATGGTAGGCATGATCGGTTTCCTCGTGGAGGACTTGGGCCACCTCCTTGAGCAGTGCGTCCCCCGCCTCGTGGCCGGCGATGTCGTTGATGGCTTTCAGCGAATCGACATCAATAGACACCTGTCGCGGAAGCTTTTCTGATTCGACGTACGCTCGACGGTTAGGTATGCCAGTGAGTTCATGCGTGAGGAGCTCGCGCTTTGCCTCCTCCGCGCTCATCTCCGCGACTTTCTTGCGGCGCGCGATCTCGACGCGGCGCTCATGCTTTTGGGCGATGAGGTCGGCGGCGCCTCGAACCGCGGGGTTCTCGGACGTGCGCAGCCTCTCGGCCACCTTGCCAGCGAGCGCCCGGGGATCAATGGCGCTCTGCTTCGCCCAGTGCTCGAATCCTTCCGCAATTTCCTGGGAGCTCATCGGCTCCGATCCGATCTCCTCGTGCGTCTGCGCGTCGAATTCGTGCGCGGCCGCATCCAGTTGATTCTCCCGTTCGACCTCACTACCCCACGCCGGCCGACGGCGCTGCCCACGGTTCAACCACCGACGGAACCCATCGGTGCTGAACTCTGCAACGCTGTTGAGGCCCTTCCAGCCGCGAGGGTAATTGGCTAGGTAGGTGCGCCGCGCCTCCTCCTCGGAGTTAGCTCCCAGCACGGCCTTGTGCTCATCGAATTCCCGGGTGTCCGGGTGCACCTGGTTCACGACGAACACCTTGCCGGTGTCAGGCTTGCCGGTCAGGAAGGTGTCGACGTGATCGCCGTCGGCGCCTTCACTGCCGTTGAGGTAGCCGTAGTCGTGCGCCAGCTTGCGTGACCAGCGTTTGCCACCAGGGTCGACGCCAGAGCGCGTGGACCCTTTCGGGTTCTCCAGCGTGACCTTCATCCCACCGAAGGACAGCTCACCCTTGGCGTAGTTGCCGGCGGCCTTCTGCGCTTCCGTGGGATCCGTGTTGGTGTCTGCTCGAGCCGCCTCGAGCTGGTCGGTCAGGTCGACCTGTCGCCTGGACTGGCTGAAGAGATCGCCAGGTAGCCCGGTCTCGAGGGGGACATCGCGGTTAGGCGAACGGAGTTGATCGCGCCGACGGGTCTCGTCGGCTAGTGCTTGCTCGCGGGTGCGATCTTCGCCGAAGAGGTCGAGCGCTGCCGGTGATCTTTTAACCGGCGCAGGTTCTCGATTACCTGCTTCTTGAGTGGCGAGGGTGAAGGCTTCTTTTTGTCCACGGCCGATTATCTGCTCGAACTGGCCACGAACGCGAGCAATTGTTTCCGGGCTGTCATCGGCCCAAGCGTCCTCCATGAGTTGCGCCGTAGCGTTCGGGTCATGCTCGGCGGCGCGACTGGCCAAGATGGTGAGGTCAACGGCTTGCTGTGGCTGCTCCTCGAGGTCGGGGACTGCCTGCTTGAGTTCCTCGTGGGTGGCAGCCATGGCCACGCGCTCATCGTGCACCTGCGTCATGTACTCGACCATGGACTGCTCGCGCTTCCGCAGCGGCTGCCCGGCCAGCGCCTTGTCGACGGCGGTGTGGACCTCGTCCTCCTTGAGCCCCTTGGGACGGCCCGGCCACCAGTCCGAGTTCGGGATCCAGGACGTGCGCCCGGTGACCTGGTCGGTGGTGGCGTCGCGCAGCACCTTGCCGCCCACCTGGGCCCAGCCCGTCTCCCCTTTCATCGCCTCGAGGCCCTGTCGCAGGTCTTGGTCGTCGCGCAACCGGTCCAAAAGAGGCGCTTTTTCCGTCGCCACCTCCTCGTTTACCGATTTTTCGGGCTGTTTTGCCTCTGTTTCGGGCTGTTTTGGGGTTTCTTGCGGCGTTTCCGTACCAACAATCGGCCCCTTCTCCCGTGTTTCCAGGGGTTTCGACGCAGTGTTTGTGCCGCTAACGGGTGGTTCGGACTCCGCAGATACCTTTCCAGCGGCATTTTCAGCCTGTCCTTCTGGTAGGTCGCCGGTGTCCTTCAGCTCGGTAAGCCGACGGCGGCCGGCAGGCAGCAGCACCGGCTCGTTCAGGTCGTTGCGCTTGACCAGTCCTGCCTGCTCGAGCAGGTCCGCCTGCGGAGGGGTAACGGTCTTGTCCTGTACGGCCAAGAGGGCGGCGCGCTGTTCAGCCTCCGCACTGCCAGAAATATTTTCTGCTGCGCCCGTCCGAATCTCCTCTCCCCGAGTGTCTATAGGGGTAGGAACTTCGCCCACGGAAGGAGGCGCCACGGATGGCGCCTGTGGTTCCTCGCGGCCATTGCCGCCGCCTGTCTCGGTGATCTCCTGCAACGTGGTCGGCTTTCGAGACCTTGATGTCGCCGCGTGGTAGGCGCCCATAGGCGCTCCCACCGTCGCGCCCAGCAACCCTGACCAAGCTACTTGTTTGAGCGCCTCATCGAGCGGCAGGTGCTCATTGAGCACTCCGGCGTCGATACCCTGCTGCAGAGCGTTTACGACGCTCTGGGTCACGCCCTGGGCGGCCGCGGTACCAGCGACCTTGCCGACTCCGGTCTGGGCGAGCTTCTCGCCTACCACGCTCCCGATGACCTTATTCGCCAGGGGAGTGTTCTCGACCACCTTCAGAACGGGGACCTCTGGGACACTAGACGCCACAGTCGTCAAAATTGCGTACGTGCTCGCGTCCTGGTGGTTGAGCCCCTTGTTACGGGCTGCGGCGTACTCATTCGGCGCGATGTCGGCGGCCATGATGGCAGCGCCACCCACGCCTCCGGTCGCGACCGTGCCGCCAACGCCGGCCAAAATGTCGGGGGCCATGGTCGCCGAGTCGAAAACGAGCGCCTTCAATGAGTGGTTGTCCATGCGAGGCGCGTAGGCCTCCTGGACCTGGGCCGCAGTGAGCCGCTTCCTCGAGCCGCTCTCGATCTGCTGCGCCCCGGCCTGCATCCGGTCGCGCTGCTCGCGCTGCACCTGGTCGAGCTCCTGCGGCGACATGTTCACGTAGTCCGGCCAGTCCCGCGTAAACACGTCCACGCGAACGCCTACGTGCTTGGCGGCGTCCTGGACCTCGGGGAGGTCGGTCAGGGCCACCCCTTGAGCCTTCGCGTCTCGGACGGCCTGCGGCAGGGTCACGGACTGCCAAAACTTCTTCTTAGCGTCGTCGTAGGCGGAGTGACCGACGTATTCCTGCGTGGCGCCTACCTTGGTTTCGATGCCGGCGCCGATAGCGGTCGGGATCCCGCGCGCCACGTCGCTCCAGGACGAGTCCGGGCCGCCTCTGGCGGAGACCGTGACCGTGGGCATCTGTGCCTGGTCGGTGACCTCGTCCATGCGTGTGGCCGTGTGGTCGCTCGCAGGAGGGGTTCCCAATCGGTCAAGGGGGTTGGGCTGCGCCGACGGGTCGTCCAGCGCATCCAGGGGGTTAGACGACGGCGCAGCGGCCGTTGCCAGTGCGGACGCCGGGGCGGCGCTAGGTGCCTCGTCGAGCGCGTCGAGCGGGTTTACGTCGGCCATACATGCTTCAGTGGCTCAGGGGGTTTGCGCGAACTGGTGGAACTCACGCGGCAGGTAGCCGAACTTCTGCAGGAAGAACGGCGCCATGCGCTTGGGATCCTTCTGCAAGGCGTCCAATTGTGCCGCGTTCGGGCCTCGAGGCATGTTCGGCGGCGGTGAGGTGGGAATGGCAGCCTTGGGCGCTGGCGAATTTCCGGATTGAGCCGGAACCGGCCGGGTGGCGCCGCTGGACTCGAGCGCCGACCGCGGTCCCGGTGGGGGTTGCGCGATCGCAGGAGCTCCGCGGCGGATGCGGTTGTATTCCGACTCGGCATACTCGGCGCGCTTTGCGGCCACCTCATCCGTCGACATGCCCATCCAGGCGGTGGGGTTCGCGCGAACGAACGAATCGGCAGACTTCGCGGCCATCTGCTGCGCCTGCGCATCCGAGAGCTGGTACGTACGCGGGTTGGCGGCGTACTTCAGCGCCTCACCCTGCGCCGCCTGCAGGTCCTGACCGGTCAGCGGCTGCCCGTTCTGATCCTTCCCATAGGTGGACATGTACAGGTTGTAGTTCGCCTGCGCCGCGGTGAGCTTGCCACCGCCCGGGCCGCCGGCAGGGTTGGCCTTGATCGCCTTGCCGTCCTTGCCTAGTCGGACCAAGGACCCATTGCCAGTCACGCCGTAGATCGAGCCGTCGTCGCCGGTCACGGTGCGCTTCACCTGCCCGGCAGATTGCGCTGCACGGCGGTCCTTACCCGCTTCCGTCGTTGCCGTACGGTCGGCGGCGGCCTCGTTCCTCGCCGCGGTGCGCTCGCTCGCGCCGGTCTGCTGCATCTGGGTGCGGGCGAGCAGGGAGTCCTGCTGGCCAAAGGCGCGCAGGTCCCGACCCGTCTCGAGCGCTGACCTCGAGGCCAATTGCGCTCGCTCCTTCCCCTGCGCAATGGCCAGTTGCTCCTGCATCTGGTCGTACCGCTGCTGGCTCGCGGTGTTCGCCGCCATCATGCCCTTGGCGCTCTGCAGCGTCTCGGTGCCGGCCTGCCCGATGGCGCCACCGAGCTCGTTGGTCTGCCCATACTGCCCGCGGGAGTGCTCCATCATCCGCATGCCGAATTCCATCAGCAGCATGCCCTTCTGCTCCTTGCTCAGACTCTTGTCCGGGCGGCCGCCCATCTTCTCCATCATGTCGGCGTAGGCGGAGTTGATGGTCTGGTCAGCCTGCTTCAGGTGGTCCTGGAGCTGCTGCACGTACCTGTCCCGGACATCCTTCGGCTGACCCTTGAAGAGGTCGCGGAACGAGAGCCCTTGGCCCTTTCCGTCTCCTGTCGAGCCGTCGGCGCCAGCACCGTCCTGCGGCCCAGCGAGCGCGCTCTGCGGCGGCCCGGCGGGGGATTGACCAGGTGGTGTGGCGCTGCCCGGTCCCTGACCCTGACCGGCGGCCAGCGCGCTCTGCTGGGGTACCTGTGGCAACTGCGGCCGGTACGTGTCGGGTCCGAGATCGGAAACCTGCCCTGCAGCGGCCATTGCCGGGTCGTTTGCCGGCGCCGCGCCCTGGTTGGGGTCGTTGGCCAGCATGGACTGCAGTTGCTGCCCGTACTGGGCCATGTACTGGTCCAAGGGACTCTGGGGCGGTTGCTGCATGGGCAACTGATCGGCAGGCGTGCTCACGGTCAACCCCCTCCCGAGGTATCGATCGGCTCGATAGGCCCGGCGTTGTCGATGATCATTTGAGAACTCTGATTAGCTTCGTAATCCGCCGCCGCCTGATCGGTACCGGTCCACGTCGAGCTCCCCGTGCCGCCTCCCGTGAAGTACGCGCCCGCCACGGTTGCCGCGGCTCCCAGAGCAGTGCCGGCGACATTCGACCCAGGCCCATACAGGCTCGTCTGCGTCTGCGTACCCTTCGATGCCGCGATCGCCTGCAGGAGCGGCTGGAGCTCGGTGGTCGACCATTGCTGGTTGGTCAGGAAGGTCTGCAGATTGAAGTTGAGCTGCTGCTGCTGGAGCGCCTGCGCTACTCCACCGGTCTGCATGAGGTCCTGAATCTGCGTGCTGTTGAGTTTGCTGACATCCCCGCCGACCTGGGCAAGATCCTGCGCGGACTGCAGTTTCGTCTCGTTGTCCTTGAAAAAAGCGTTCTGCGCGTTCGTGTACGCCTGCGAATAGGCGTTTCCCACATCCGCCGCGGTGGCCTGCGCGTGTGCGGTGTCGACCGATTGCTCCTCAAGCGCCGATCGGTCGCCGCCGAACGCCCCGGCCTTGGAGTTCTCCAGCGCCGACTTCTGCTGGTTGTAGTTGATGTTCTCTTGGTTGAGGACCGGCGTCAGCGTCGCCTGCACATACGGGTCCATGTAGGACTGCAGGTTCTGGGAGTTGTACTGCTTGATGCCCGCGATATCGCCGGCCGCCTGGTCGTACAGGCTCGAGGCCTTGGTGTTGAGCGCGCTGTCAGGTGAGGCCTGCGCCGTCCCCTGAATCTGGTTCGCAGTCTCTGGCGCCACCACCGTGCCCTGGTAGGGCGTGTACGGCGTGGCGGCTATGGTCTGCGCCCTGCCCAATGCATCGTTGGATGCGGCAATGGTGGCGGGAGAGTCCGAGGTCGAGGATCCCCCCGCCTTGGAACTCTTGCTGTTCATGTAGGCGGAGCCGAGGGCCCCGACTGCGCCGATTGCTGCACCCCATGGCACTGGCCTACCCTCCACCGCCGCCGTACAGCGGCTTCGCATGTTGGTCACGACGTACACAGATGATGCACGTCATGCGCTCGAGCTCGGTGGGGTTCTTCACCCAATGCTCCACCGAGTTGTAGAACGAATACACCGTCCCTGGATCACACTCGAACTCGCCGTCCTCGAAGCAGAACGTCTGTCCAGGCGCGCTTTTGAGCTGGACGGCAATCTTCTCGTAGTGGCCCGCATGCCAGCCGCGGTCGATATGCGGCTTCACCTCGCCGCCCGGGGGTATGCGCGTGATCAGCACGCCACCCAGCCGCTCGACCTCGAAGTGCCGCATGAGCTCGAAGATGAGCGTTCGCAGACTCGGAAGCACATCGATTGCCGGATACCACGCGCTCTCGTGCGGCTCGCTGACAAACCGCGCGACCAGTTGCTGCGCCCCCACCCCACTGGGGTCCTGGTCCTCGCGCTGGATCTTGAGCCACTCCTGCCAGTCCCGGTACCGAACCCAGATATCAGACACAGCGTTGTGCGCCGGCGCATAGCCGGCGGTGCGAAGTGTGAACTGGTTCCACAATTGCGGATTCGCCTCGAGCTCCGCGAGCACCGGCTCGATGTCCAGGCCTGTCACGAGGGGCTGCAGGTACTTCATTGCGCCACCCGCATGCGCTCAAGGAGCTTGCGCGTCACGGCTGGATCCGGGTCAATCTTCTCGAAGTCGGCCTGGACGTTGAGGTGGGTGAGCAGGGTATGGCGCTCGAGGTCGACGGGCTTATTCCCAAACAGGTAATGGTGCACCATCTCGGGCCCGTCAAAGAGCACCCGCCAGTCGATGTGCAGCCCCACCATGTCGTGGAGAGCTCGCCAGCAACCTGGATCCACGTCCGGGAGTCCCGCGCGACGCAGGGAGTCCCGAATCTCGCTGTCGCGGCGGTGCAGGATGACCTTCTTCGCAGGATGGGCCGCCACCCACTCCGGGAAGCGCCACAGACCACTGTCGGCCAGGCCCAGCGTCCTGGTGCACGGGATCTTGTCCAGGTCCTCCGGCGTATGCCTGAACAGCATGTCATGCAGGCACAGGGTGTCCTGCGTGGTCAGCCAGTTTGCACACCATGCCGTCCCAGATCTTGGGGCTCCAATCACCATGAACTCGATGCTCATCCGCCGGCCGCCTTCTTCAGCGCCGTTGCCGGCAGTCGCAGGAAGGTGTGCCGGGAAGGCGCGTACGCCGACCGCTTGGCAATGATGATGTTCATGGACGCTGGCGTGAGCATCTGGGTTCCCAGGAACCCCACCAGGCCGTTTTTATCCAGGAAAGCCTCCGCCGCGGTGAGGAGCTGCTCCGGGATCCCCTTGACCCGATGCGCCTCGACTACCGCGAACCAGCTTTCCGCCATCACCACCGCGTTACACCAGGGCACGCGGATGGGGGCTAGGGCGATCGAGCCGACGGTGCGGCCGCTGCCCTGATCGGCCACGACCACGAAAGCGTGTCGCAGCGTGCCGGTCACGTACTCAAGGAGCTTTTGCTCGTCGAGGGCACCGATGTCCTTGGCAGGCGTCTCAGCGTATCCAGCGCGGATGAGCCTCACGATAGCGACCGAATCCATAGCGGTCGCGGGTCTGATGGTCGTAGTTGTGTTTTTCTGGGTCATAAGGTGGCTTTAAGCGGCCTTTTTCGAAGGATTACGCAAGTTTACCGTGGCTTACGAGAAGTTGATCTCAGCCTCGATGGTGAGGGTGAGCTTGTTCGCCACGTCGGCGAGACCGGTCAGGAAGTCGGTCGAGTCGAACCGGGCCTTCCCGTACCAGTCGGAGTGCGAGTTCGCCGCGATCGTCTCGCCGGAGTAGGCGAACTCGGTCCCCACCGCGCTGGCACCTGTAGCCCCCTTGAACAGTTTCAGGGTGTGCGGAGAGCTGTCGTTGTTCGTGACGCGCAGGTGCAGGAGCGTGAGGTATGGCTGCGTCGCGGTCATGCCCACCGGGCCAGCGACCGAGGTGATTGCGCAGTTCAGGAGGTTGGTGGCCGTACTCGGTACGGCAATCGGCTGGATGTTGGCGAGTTTCTGCTGCGACATGATTGGCTCCTATACGGCCCATTTGTTGAAAAGGTAGTTCTCGATGATCCCGATCTCGGTCGCGGTCAGGATGCGGTTGTACATGATGAGCTCCGCCACGGACGAGCTCATATCGTTGCCGCCGACGGCCTGGTTAAATCCAATCGCGTTGGTGTTGCCCGTGATCGTGGTGAGCGTGCTGGTGCCACTACCGGCAGCAGCCCTCGCCACCCTGAAAGCATAGGCACCGGTACTGGCGTTCCAGGTGACATTTCCCTGAACCCAGGTCGAGACCGTCAGCGCCGTGGAGCTCGAGGCGATGACGCCAATTTGGGACTTGGTAAGTGAAAAGCCGCTCGCGCCGCTGTTTACGTCGACCTCGAGCCCTGAATTCGCCGCACCGACAAGCGTCTGGTTCGTGGTCGCCGCTGGGTTGACGACACAAAACACCGTGACCTGCTGGGAGAAGAGTGTCGGGTTGCTCAGTAGGTAGCGGCCGGTCGCTGCCCCCGGCCACTTGAGGACGTTCTTGCCATTGAGTTGGGCAGCGCCGACCGTAACCGTACCGTTGACCAGGGTGGCGAGGGGGCCAAGTATCCAGGGCACCGAACTGCCGACCGTCGGAATGTTCTGTCCGTTGGTGCCCACGATCGGGTCAGCCCTCAGCCAGTACACTAGGTCCCTGATCGTTCCAGGAAGGCCCGCAGTGCTCGTGTCCGTGGGCGTACCCGGGATGACCGGTGCGTCCTCTCCGTCGTCAGGGAAGAAGACGACGGGACTGCCACCGCTTCCGCTGCTCCCGGATGCTCCCGTGGCTCCCTGCGGCCCCTGGGGACCCGGGACAATCATTGGATCCTCGCCATCATCCGCGAGCAGTAGGACGGTGATACCGGCGCCTGTTGCGCCTGTCGCCCCCGTGGCACCTGTAGCCCCCTGCGGTCCCTGCGGGCCTGGAATGAGCGCCGGATCCTCTCCATCGTCCGAGAACATCAGGAGGGTCGTACCGGGACCAAGTGCACCCGTTGGACCAGGGGCCCCTTGCGGTCCCGGAATCATCATCGGGTCGTCGCTGTCCTCCACGAACACCAGCATGGGACTGCTGCCACTGCCACCGCTGCCAGCGGGTCCAGTCGCCCCTTGTGGGCCCGCCGGTCCAGGAATCACCACCGGGTCGTCAGGGTCGTCGGCGAACACCAGGATGGTGCTGCCATCGCCGCCGGTACCGGAAGCGCCCGGAACGCCCTGGGGACCTGGTGGGCCGGGAATCATCGGCGCATCCTCGCCGTCCTCCCCTTGCAGGAAGATCGCCGGGCCCGCCGGTCCCTGGTTGCCCGGGCCTATGAGGGTGGCCAGTTGCGACGCGTTGAGCTCCTCGACATCGCCCGGGCCATCGCCGACGGCGCGACCCAGGACCACCCCATCGGTGCTCGTCTGCTGAATCTTGTCGTAGGTGACCGCGTTCGGATTGATCTCGAGCGTGATGCTGCCGGAGGTCTCGATAGGTGAGCCGACGACCGAGAGGTCAGCGCTGTTGATACCGACCGAGGTGACCGTACCGGTACCGCCGCTGGGGACGATTGCGGAGACGGTGATCGACTCCGGCCCTACCGTGAGCTCGATGTTCGCGCCCTGGATGAGCGACTTGAAGGCCAGCGTGGTGCCGACCGTGGACTGGTATACCCCATCACCAGCGCCAACGTTCTCAGCGCCCGTGATGGTGCCGTGCGTGGTGTCCGTCCATGCGGCATCGTAGTCCGTCGGGCTGTCCTTGATGAGGATCTGCCCCTGAGTACCGGCGCGCAGCATCTGCTGCAGGGCCTGGATCTCGCGCGCCTGATCGCGCACGAACTGCATGAGCCGGTCCAGTTGCGGGTCGTTGAACTGGATGTCTGGAGCAGCCAGCGCTTTGCGCTTGGTGGTCACTCGCGGCGTCCGACCGGGCTGGCCAGGGCCCGCCAGTAGTCCATGCGCCAGTAATCTCCCATCGTCACCGACTCCATGTACAGCGCGACGCGCCGCTGGCAGAACTGCGGGTCAACCTGGTCGGTGACGCCGGCTGTCACGGTCAATAGATCGCCGTACACCGTCGGGTCGTTGCTGAAGTCGCGGCCGCGGCACTGGACGGTGACTGATCCCACCTGCTCCTTGAAGTCTGGAATCAGGGAGTGCAGCAGCATGAGCATGCTGCCCGAGGCCGTCGACCACAGAGTCTGGTTCTGCGGTACGTCGTGCCGGGAGGTCATCGAGAATTCGCCCTCCCAGGTCAGGAGGTTATTGAACAGCGCCTCCTCGTTGCTCACATCGGTGCCGGTCTCCTCGAGGTAGATGCCGGTGTCATTGAAGCCGATGGGGACGCCATAGCCCGGATTCTCATCCAGGCCGCACTCCCGCTCGATCGAGCTTTTGTACCAGATGCCCAACTGCCAGTTATAGATGGCGGTTGAGTCGTTCTCGTCGGCGCTGTTCGACGGGAAGCTCCACAGAATCTCGAAGTACTGCAGCCGCACTCGACACGTCACCTTGCTCTGCATGGCGCGGTTGATGCCGCTGGTTGGATCCGTCTTGGTGCCGAACACGTAGTCCGCGATGTCACAGGGCAGGTCGTTTACGGTGCCGTTGAAGTAGGCGAAACCGTTCTCTGTCATGTAGTAGACGGTGCCGAAGACATCCACCGCGGCGTTGGCCGAGATGATTTTTACCGACTGTGCCAGGGGCACGATCGAGTACACGTCGGTACCGCCGACCAGGGCCACGGTGTAGAGACACTCGTCCGAGAAAATGACAATGGAGGTCCTGGTCTTTACGCCGGTGATGATTCGCGAGCCGGTGTCGAGCCGCTTGCTGCCTGCATCGTTGGTGACCGTTTCCACCCACGTATCGAAGTCGTCGCCCTCGCACCAGCGCACGAACATGCGGTCCTGCTGGCCGCCTACCGTCGCAAGGTCCTGACTGAGGAGGTTGGTACCCAGCGCCAACACATGACGGTCATCAGGCCCGACGAGCATGTGCTCGATATTCGCCGGCGCGGTCGGACGCAGGAGGGCCCTCGAGTCTGGGCCCGCCTGTCTCTGCCACCAGTACAGCGCTTCGCCATTCGGGGATGCGAGAAGGTCCTCACCCCAGTTATCCAGCGACCAGATGCGCGCGAAGCCGCCAAAGGTCGAACCCACCCGGGCCGTGCCGTAGGCCTGCAGGCCGTAGCCGCCGGTGCCGTAGCCCGCCAACGTGCCGTCCGAGGTCAGTCCGCTGGAAATATCGTAATTGGCGACCACGAAGCCGCCGCCGCCGGCGTTGTTGACGCTGACCGGAACGCCGTAGGTGATCGTGTACGTGTTCAGGTCGATGACGCTGGTCACCGTCCATTCCCCGTTCACGTTCACGTTGCCGAAGGGAGTCATGCCGGAGTACGTGACGAAGTCGCCGGCCGCGGCGTTGTGCGACGGATCCGTGACCGTGATCGTCTGCGAGCCGGCAGTGGTCGCAAAGCCGTTGCTGATGGTGTCCGTCTGACGTATCGGCGTGATGTCGTACAGGACGCCGTTGTTGATCAAGTACAGTTTGTACTCGGTACCAAAGGCAATCCAGTGCTGCCCGTCCAGGGAGTCCCATTGCTTACAGGCGCGTGCGTGGCCTTGGTACCAAATCTGGTTGCCGTTCACGTCGAGGAGGAAAGTCTCCACGAAGCCGCCCATCTTCTGAGGTAGGCCGCGGTACCAGCGCACGTTGTCCCCCTCGACGTATCGCGCCAAGGACTGCCTCGAGGAACGTTGCATGAAGATGCCGGGCTGCACCTGCATGTCGATGAGATTGGCTTGACGTGCGCCGCCCATGGTCAGGACACCGAGCCCTTGACGTTCGGGCCACCGGAGCCCGAGACGAACACCGCGGAACCGCCGTTGA